CCCCCCGATCCTGAGCACGACGCGGAGACCGAGCTTGTGATCGCGTCGAGTCGCATGTTCGCCGACGCCGGCCTCGACGCCGCGACCAACTCCCGCGTCATCACCTATCTGCACGAGCGCTTCGGCGCATTGGAGACAGAATAAGATGCTAGCAAGGATTACGGCGTGCATCGCTCTCGCCATCGTCACCCTCGGGCTGCCCGCGTGCAAAGGTCCGTGCGGGAACGTCGGGCCGGGCGCGAGCGGCGTGGAGCTGCGCCGATGCTGAGGCGCATCGTGAATGTCGAGCGGAGTATGATTCGATGAAAACCTATCCGGCGCGCTTCGTCGGCGAGTTCGACCTGTCCGGCGCATGGGACGGCGTTCCCAATGTCGGCGACGTCGCCGTGACGCGCGACTATCCCGACGGCATCCTGCGTGCGTACATCCGATGCGCGTGCGGCGATATTGATGTGATACGGATTGAGGGCCCGAATGGCCCGAATGTTTGGAGTCTCACGTCGCGCGACCCCGTGCATCTTGACCCGTCGGTGCGCGTGCGCCTCGGCGACATCTCGATGTGTCACTACTTCGTCCACAACGGCGAACTGCAGATGCTTGACGACACGACGGCGCAACTCAAATGAGCGATCTACAGAAGTCCCCGCACGCGATGCTGAACCGCATCGTGGAACGTGGCTCCGATGCCGTCGCGAGCGTTCTACGCGCGATCGCGGAGCGTCTCGACCCCGAGGAGTACCCGCTTGGCAAACCCGCACTCGACGCCGCGGGCCACCCGATGTGGCGCTGTTGGTCGTGCGGCATCCCGCGCAACACGACGCGGCACGCCTTGATGGTCGGGGCCGGTACGTGCGACGATCCATTGTGGATTGGCGGCAAGATTTGTCGGACGATACACTGATGAACGAGCCGATAATTTCCGTTAACGCGAACACCGGGAATGACTCTAAGGGTTGGATGGTCGTCTACGGCGGCGTAACGCAGCCTAAACTCGTTACGTGGGGCGTTCTCTCGAAGTTTGAGAGGCGATTCGCTCAGTCAATGCTTGACCCCGAGTGTCGGGCATCGGCGCTCGAAATCGCACGCAGCGTTCAGCGCATTCAGATGGGGTGGCCGTTTGGGACGCGTTTATACGAGTTTTGGACGACTATCACGTAATGGTTTTGGTTCGACGCGCCGCCGTGGCTGATTGGAGCTGCACTCGCGCTCCGGTGGCCGCGATGAAGCGCGTGCTCAAAGAGATTTACAGGCGATCGCAATGAACGGATGGAGCATTCACGTGAACGGAAACCTTCACGAAAAATATCCCGCCGTCGTGTACGTCGACTGCCGTACAGAAGCGAGCGTTGACGACGGGTATTACGTAAACGGAGATGTGCTCGACGACGGCTGCTTTAAGGCCGTCGCGGCGGATAGAGAGACGTGCCTTCGACTTGGCAAGCTGTTGAACGAGACGATGGCGGCATTTTGCGCGGCCCCCGAAAACAAGACGATCATTGTCTTTACGGAGGCGCCATGACGCGCAACCAGCGCCGCGCGCAGAAGTCCGCGCCGAAGCCGCTCGTCGACCCGCATCTGCCGAGCGAAGTGCGGTGGGCGACGCCGTTCGCGACCGCGCTACTCGTCGGTTACGTCGCGGCGATCGTCGTCGCCGTGTTCTGGGCGGTGCGCCAGTGAAGGCGTTCGTCGGCGGGTTCCTCGCGGGCATCGTCGCTCCGTGCCTTGTCGCGTTCATGATCTTCGTCGCGTACGTGGTCGAGCACGCGCGCATCGATCACGAGAGTGCGCCGTGAGCGTCGCGGTGCAGATTTTGACGGCCGCGCGTCCTGGATACCCGCGAAAAGTCGAAAGCGACGCGACGCGGATTGTGCGCTGCATGTGGATGATCCGCGTGGGCGAGACCTCGACGGGTTTCACGTTCGAAGACTATCGTCGTCGATTCGGCACAGAAATGAGTAGCTTTCGCCGCGATCTTCGGGCGTGCCGGAACGCCGGAGTCAGGATCGCGTGGAATCGTGGTTCTTATTTTACGATCGCGTTCGACAAGGACATGGCATGCTGACGTGGATATCGCAGTAATCGGTTTCGACCCCTCGATGACGTCGTACGGCGTGAGCAACGGCACGCTGCACCATCGTGTCGAGACGCCCGCCGGCCTCCCGTCGCTGACCCGCGCGCGCTCGATCTTCGCCATCATCCGGCAGATCATCGCCGATACGCCTGGCGACACGATGGTCTTCGTCGTCGAGGGTGCGGCGTTCGGAATGGCATCCGCATCCGCTCAGGTCGACGCCGGCTATCTGATGGCGCATTTCGATTTGCTCGCCGAGGAGTACGGTGCGACGGTCTACGTCGTGCCACCGTCGACGCTGAAGAAATTCGTGACCGGCAAGGGCAACACGCCGAAGGCCGAGATGGCCCTGCGTGTCTTCAAGAAGTGGAAGATCGAGTTCGATCGCGATCCCGGCTGCGACAAGCTGATGGCGTACTGCCTGCATCGGTACGGCGTGGCGCTGCTCGCGGGCGAGATCGAGCACGCGGCACCGAAGCCGCGCGGGCAAGGTCGCCATGCGAAGGCGCGGATACGCAAGACCGCGCGCACGATGGCGGGCGTGGGATGAGCGAGCCGAAGACCGACACGTCGCGCCGCGTCGCGATGACCCGCGAGCAGCGCGTCGCAATCCAAAAACATTGTCGCCTCGCGGGCGAGACCGCGCACCCGCAGTTTGCACACGCGAAGGACGGCTACAGCATCGTGCTCTCCGTGAACAGCGGTTACGAATGAATCGAGCAAGGATATGGCGGGCCGGTCTGGCACGCTTCGGCCGCACCTCGAACGAGGCCGCTCCGAGCGAATCGGAGCAGGGTGTCGCTCGTGATAGCGGCCCGGTGGGCTCAGTACGTGCTCGACGCCGGGAACGCGCGTCGACGACCACGGAAAACGCACAACGCACCCGCCCTTCCACGGCCTCACCATCTTCATCGCCGGACGCGAAGATCGGCAGCGGTCCGCTTCGCATCTTGCAGGCGCTCGCGTTGACCCGCGATCGCGCCGCGACACGCGTGCAGCTCGCGTTCCTTTCCGGGTTCGCGCACGGCGGTGGCAGCTACGCCCGCTATCTGTCGACGCTGCGAAGCGAATCCGCGATCGTCGATCGCGACGACGGAAAGATCAGCATCACCGATCGCGGCATGCAGATGCTCGGCGACGTTCCGACACGGCCGATGACCTCGCAGGGCGTGATTTCGATGTTCCGCTCGAAGCTCGGCGGCGGACCGCGCAAGATGTTCGACGAGCTCGCGATGCGCTGGCCGAGTGGTCTCACGCGGGGTCAGCTCGCGACGGCGTCCGGCTATGAAGCCTCGGGCGGCTCGTTCGCGCGCTACCTTTCGACGCTTTCGTCCGCGCAGCTCATCGAGCGTAAGGGCGACACGATCCGCCTCGTCGACGAGCTCTTCCCGACCGGAAAGGTTCGGTTATGAAACTGACGCCCGACGCGCGATCGTACGCGCGCACCGTCGCCGCCGGCAAGCCGCACGAAGAGCAGATCGCCAAGGCGTTCCACGACGGCATCCTCCACGAGCGCGCGCGTTCGAAGAACATTGCGCGGCTCGCATCCTCGAACACCACACCGGAGCCGGTGCAGACGACGCTGGGAGGCGTCTCCGAATGAGCGACATGAACGAGATCGAGAGGCGCGCGCGCGACAAATCCCAAGTGTTTGCCGTGAGTCAGGACCCCCTAGCCGCCGTGCGCGAGCGGATCGCAGAAATGCGCTCGGCTGCCGCAGAAGACCGCGTGAGCGCCGCAGGATGGCGAGACGACATCGACGGCCCCGACACGGAGCATGCCGCGTATAACGAGCGCCGAGCCGAGAGCTTAGAGTGGGCCGCGAACGCGCTAGGGGCGGTGCTGGAAGACGCGCCTTGCGATCGTTGCAATGCTCGCCGTGACCGTCATCCGACTCGCAACATTGGCGAGCGTGAGCCGCACGATTTTGTTTTCTCGGCCCGGCTCGAAGCCGCTCTCACCCGTGCGACGGCTACCACGGAGGGCGTGCGATGACTGTTTTGCTAAACGCCGAGACGCGTGGAGAATCATGAACACCCCCGACAAAGAAGCGGCGCGTGCTGCTGACGATGCGGCGCTCGCGGCGGCTGAGGCGCTGATTGCGGCGGGAATCTGGGGACGGTCGTTCAAAGAATCCGTCGCCATCGCTCGCCGCGCTCTACGCGAGAACCGGGAGCTACGCGAGACGTTGGAGCGCGTCAAAGCGATTCGCTGCGAAGAGCACGGAATCGACGAGGAATCATGGTGTTACGGTTGCGGGGTCGTCGATCAGATTAACAAACGTACGAGAGCCGCCATCGCAGACGCTGCCAGCGCTCCCGCACTTTGCGTGCGATGCGATCATGCGCTCGATCTCCATTACACGGCGACGCAAGGCCAAACGATGACCCGCATCTGCCGCACGCAAAACTGCAGTTGCACGCGCGAGATCGGAGACGCGAAGTGAAGAAGGGCATCACCGGCGAGAATCCGCGCGCGATGGCGTTTCACGTCGGCCGATATCCGACGGTCGTGTTTTACGACCCGGCCATCGAAGATCAGCACGGCAACCGACTTCCGCCGACGCCGCAGCAGCGTCAGAGCGAAGCCCGCCGCCGACGCCACGCGATCCTCGCAAAGCGCGGCTATCGTCCCGGAGCGCGATCCCGATGACGACCGCACCGATCAACGGCTTTCGCGGGCTCGCCGTCCTGCTCGTACTCGCGTTCCACACCGCCATTTTTTCCGGCGTCATGCCGCCCGAACCGTTCGGCGTCATCGCCCGCACCGGGAACCTCGGCGTCGATCTGTTCTTCGTCATCAGCGGCTTCTGCTTATTCTTGCCGCATGCGCGCGCCGCGCTTGCGAACGAACCGCCTCCGACCGTATGGGCGTTCGCGATCGCGCGAGCCGCGAAGATTCTTCCGAGCTACCTCATCACGCTTGGCGTCGTTGCGATCGTGGCCGTCAGCTACCTCGGGCCCGGCGAGATTGCGACGAACCTCGTCGCGCACCTCACCTTTACGCAGAACGCGTTCGTCGACGGATTCGGACCGACCATCTCGGTGTTCTGGAGCCTGGCGATCGAGGTGCAGTTCTACGTGCTTTTCCCGCTCATCGCGCCCGTGTTTCGCCGCGAACCGATCGTGACGGCCGTCGCGATGACCATGACGGCGCTCGCGTACCGCTACGCCGAAGCGCCCTGCTGCGTCGCGACCGAGAGCGTCATGCGCGAGCTCCCGTCGTACCTCGATCTCTTCGCGGCCGGGATGCTCTCGGCGTATCTCGTTGCGCTCTTGCAGTCGCGAGACGATTATGCGCAGAGGAGCGCGCGGTGGGCACCGTGGTGCGCGTACCTCACGATCGTCCAGGTCTTTGCGATCATCGGCATCATGCGCAGTGCCGACATGGCCGCGTTCGGCTGGTTCGTCGCCGGCCGCACGTGGTTCGGGCTCGCGGCCGCGTCGACGATGGCGTCGGCTTGTTTTTCGAGTCCCTGGCTACGACGTGCGATCGCGAACCCGGCGCTCTCGTTCGTCTCGGTGATCTCGTACAACGTCTATCTCTGGCACACGATCGTGCTCATCTGGCTACGAGACCACGGCATCGGTGGCGTCGCGCAGATTGCGATCGGATGGCCCGTCACGTTTGCGATCTCGACCGCCGTGACGTATCTCATCGAACGTCCGATCCTACGGCGCGCGAAAACGTGGCGGCCGCTCATCGCTCGAAAAGCGGTGCCGACATGACGCCCGTGACCGGCACCTGTCCCGCCTGCGGGCGATCCTCGCAGCCGCTCGTCGCTAACGTCGAGCGATACGGTCACGTTGCGTTCCACGCGCGATGCGAGGCCAAGATGTTCGCGGACCGCTTCGTCGAAGAGATCGAGTCCGCGTATCGGGCCGCGCACACGCCGTTCGATCTGCGTCACCTTCACGGCCAATCGTGGCTCGACGGCGGGGACGAAGCGTGAACATCCGTGTTTGGTCGAAGCGGCATCCAATCCCCGAAGGCGTGCTGACGCGCTACGTCGGCCGCCCGAGCATCTTTGGCAACCCGTTCGTCGTCGGCCGAGACGGCACGATCGACGACGTGCTCGATGCCTACGAAGAGTGGATGTACGCACCGGAGCAGCGCGAGCTGCGCGATCGTGCGCGCCGGGAGCTCGCCGGGCTTGATCTTGTGTGCTGGTGCGCGCCCTTCGGCGGCATCGACGCGACGAGCGAGCCCGCGATCTGCCATGCGCAGATTCTCGCGCGCGTCGTGAACGGCGCCGCCGGGAAATAAAAAAGCCCCCGCCGCACACCGCACGAAGCGATGGCGACGGGGGCTTTTGAGCACCTGTCTGTTGCGCGCTGGTTAGAGGCCGACGCTCGCGACTTCCTGTTCGAGCTTCGCGACGAGCTCGTCGAACGCGGGCTGTTCGAGCGATTCGCCTTCGCCGATCAGCTTGACGATCGTCGACGTCACGTATGCGATCACGACCGATCGCACTTCGCTGCCGAAGATCGAGCCGATGAAGCCGGGGATCGGGATCTCGCCGACCCATTTCGTCACGACCGCGAGGACCGACGGTTCGTCCTTGGTCACGAGCCCGTTGATCGCGGCGATGAAGCCCGCTTCGTCCGCGGTGAGGTTCTTGAGCAGATCGTCGATCGACGGTTTGAGGAGCGGGGCGAGCCACGCCCAGATTCCGGATAGGTTCACGTGAGGAGTCTCCTTGTCGGCACATGCCGACGGCACGCCGAGCTGCAGCATCGGCGTTCATGGGTCACGGACGATGCGCGGCGCGCGCGCGCGTTAGGTCGTCGGGCGGTTCAGGTGGTCGCGCAGGCCCGCAAAGAACGGCGCGAGGCGCTGGCGCGCGGCCGCGGAGCCGATGCCTTTGCAGTGCGGCTCGTGGAGCGAGCGAATCCAGAAGACGAGGCCACACCGCTCGCAGAGATAATTCGTCGCGCCGAACATCATGGCGTTATGCGATCGTGCGCGGTCGACCGAAGTACGCAGCGACGCCGGAGATCGCGGTGAGCACGACCGCGCCGACGACGCCGAGCCCGAGCCCGACGAGCTGCGCGTGGGCCGGACCGAAGACGTGGCCGCGGTGCTCGCCGTAGAGCGTCAACACAAACCCGCCATCCGAGACGACCTGCACGAAACGCGCCCCGGCGATGAGGATCGCGGAAAGGCCGACAGAGCCGCCCGTGAGGGCTGCGTAGCCAACGCCGTGGGTGTTCAGACGCGTGAGGGGGCTAGGCGCGCTCAGATCGATGGGAACGGCTGGTTCTATGTGTGTCACGAAGCGCCGACCGCCGCGGCAGACGGCGGGAACGAGACCGTGTAGCATTCGGAGGGCCAGAACGACGGGCACGTCGTGAGGGCATCGAACGGCAGCCAGCCGTCGCCGTTCGCGCCCCATTCGGGGCCCCAGGAGTTCCGGATGCGAAACGCGCCGCCGAAGTGATTCCGATCGAAGCCGAGGATGTAGATGCAATGGCCGCCGGCGGCGGTCTTCGCGATCGCCGGATTCATGAAGCCGTCGGGGCCGATGCCTTCCCATTCAAGGGCGAACGATAGGCCGATGATGCACGGACCGTGGGCGTCGAGCGCGCGCATCATCGTCTCGACGCTCGACGTGTCGACCGCGAGGTACGACGCTTCCTCGAACGACACGTTCCACAGCGTAGCGGGCACGGGCAGCAGCAGATCGCCCGTGTTCCGGCCGCTCGGGTCGCTCGGGTACGGCCAGTCGGGCTCGATGACGTAGCCGAAGTTTTTCGGCACCAACAAGCCGTCCGTGACCATCAAGCCGTCGTCCGCGATGTCCGTGGGCTCGTACGAATGCTTCGCCTGCGAATAGATCGCCGATCGCGAGATCGTGCCGACGGCGCGGCCGCGCTTTTTCGCGTAGAGCATCTGGACCGACGCCGTCGCGTTCGCGACGCACGTTCCGTACGCGCCCTGGTTGAACACCGGGGGCGCGTAGCTTTCGTAACTCACCGAAACCGGTAGCGACGTTTTCGCTTCGGGCTCGAACGGGCGCAACGAAAAATGACGGCTGATGCCGTCTTTTCGACCGTAATATCTCACGCGAAAACTCCTAGACGTCGAGTAAGGGGGACCACGTAGCGGCCCGCGTCACGACGCCGAGGCCGTACGCCCACGCGCTCGCGACCGCGCCGGCCGTGTGCGCGATGTGAAGCGCGCCCGTCTGGCCCGCGTTGTACGCCTCGCACGCGAGCACGGTCGGATCGCCGTTCGGCACCTTCTTCGCGAGCGACGGATCGGCGACGAACGCGGCTTGAGCGAAATTGATGTTGTCCGCGAGTGTCTGCACGACGTACCGGACGCCGTAGACCGGATCCAAGAGCTTCGCCTCGATCGCTGAGAGCGAGAAGCCCGCGAACTGCGGATCGCCGATCGCCGTCGCGCCGTCTTCCTGTTCGATGCCGAAATCCGTGTGCGCCACGGCTTGCGCGGCCGTCTCGCCGGGCTTCGCATCCTGATCGTTCGGGTCGATCGCCGCGGGGTCGAAATCGCTCTCCCCGCGGATCAGCGACGCGACGAGCGACACTTTGATGCCGAAGAGCTGCGCGTCCTCGACGATGAGCGATGCGATCGTCGCCGCGGTCGTTGCCGACACCGTGTGGATCACGCCTCCGGTCCCGGGCATCGGGCCGAGCGATTCCGTCTGCGAGAGGATCAGTTGGGTGAGTGTCGCGAGCACGTCGGGCTTCGCGGGCGAGCTCGGCGTCGCGGGCGTCACGACCGGCGCGAGCGGTGGCGTCGGCCGTGTGAGGATCACGAACAAATCCTGAACGAGCGACCCGAGGAACGACCAGAAATTCTTCATCGCGCGCCTTTCATGGCAGCGGCGTAGAGATGGATCCGTTTGCGCAGCGCGATGCCGACGATCGACGCGTGCGTCGCCGTCACGAGCACGCCCGCCGGCGCCGCGATCAGCGTCGCGAGATCCCACCGCTCGACCGTCCCGATCGGAGCGGGCCCGTAACTCGCGTACTGCACGGGTGATCCCGGAAGATTCGCGGCCTCCGCGTGCGTGAGGATGTTCGGCTCGCCGACGTACGCTCTCGAGCGCGCGTCACCGAGCGACCGCGAAAAACCGCCCGTGTCGATCCCAAACGTAACGGCGAATGCGGCCGCGCCCGCGCACAAGAACTCGACCTCGTGCATCTGGATCGGCTCGCTCCCGAAATCGTTCGGGCTGACCTGCGCACCGATGAGGCCGTCGAGCGCGATCGCGACCGCGCCTTCGTTGCGGCAGTACGTGTGCTCGGCATAGTCCGTGACCGAGAACGTCGAGCGCGCGTTGTCGTGCACGTCGTGGCTCGGCGCGATCTCCCACGCGTCCGGAGCGACCGCCGTATCGAGCCGCACGACCGCATGGTACGCATCGTCGACGCAGCCGTATTCTTCGGCGCTCTGGTGCAGATAGATGCGGTCGACGTCGTTCGGCGGCAGCACCGGCAGCGTGTGTCGAAACGCGATCCCGGCCGAGAGCGCTTTCGGATTGAGCGGCGCATCGATCGCGAACGAGCCGAGCGGATTGAAGTCGCTGCTCATGTTAGAAATTCAACACCTGGACGTGGATGTGATCCGAGGCGTTATCGCAGAAACTGCGCGGCGTGCTCGAGTATTTTTGGTAGATGCCGCCGAGGCCGATGCCTTTGGCTTGCGGGCAGTTGCCGAGGTCTTCGAAGAGATGAAGGTCGGCGTCGTCGACGATCGGTGCGAAGTCGATCGCGTTCCCGCCCGAATGCCCAGCCGGTCCGTCAAAAGTCGGATGGTCGCCGCGTACCGCGAGCACCTCGAGCTTGCCGTTTGCCCAGACGCCGGCGCGGATCGTGAGGATCTGCCGCAGAAACTCGATGAGCTCGGTGCTGGTCCGCGATTCGTCGAGCAGATCGGCTTTCTGCAGATCGTCGGTGAACACGAGCTGCTCGCACACCCATTGGCGGATTGCGGCGCTCATAACCGTTCGCGGCCACCGGCAAGGAAAAAATACAGGACGACGAGCGCGAGCAGCGTGCCGAAGCCGTAGCCGAAAACCGACTGCATCGCCGGAACGAAGAGCACGACGACGACGTAGATCGCGATCACGACTAAAAGCAAATAACGAAGCGACATAGCGTCCTCCGGTGAGCGGAAGCGGGTTTGTGGGTCGAGGCTAGATGTGTTGCGGTTGCGGGGTCGGCGGCGTGCCGCACGTCTTGTCGTACTCGCCTTGGAGCGACGTCACGAACGTGCGCGCGAGCCCGGCGTTCGTCGTATCGTCCGTGGCAAGTTGGCCCCACGTGGCCGCAACGTCGCCGATCTCGCCCGTGAGCGCGCGTGTGCCGATGCGATCGCGCGCCATCTCGTTCGCGATCTTGCCCCAGAGCGTTTGCGCCTGGAGCTCGTGTCCGGCGTGGGACGCTCGCGCGAGCGCCGTGCGCGACCAGAAATTGAGCATCGTTTGCGCGCGCGCGCGAGCGGTGCCGCACGACAGCGCATGCTTCGCGGCATTTTCATCGAGCGCGACTTTGAGCCGATCGTTCTCGTTACGCACCGAAAAAAACGTGTACGCGCACGCGAGCCCGAGCCCAAGCACGAACCACATCAGATTTCTCTGCACGTACGCGTTTGCGGCCCGGAACGGGTGGATCGCGACGACGCGCGGCGTCACGGCGCAATGTCTCGCGCGTCTTCGACGGGCGAATCGCTTTCGTGAAGGATGCGCCACCGAATGATGCGGTCCACGACACCGAGGAGCACGAACCAGAGCGTCGTGTGCAGCCAAAAATTGTAGTGCTCTTGCGAGCGGTCGAAATACGCATACGAGCCGATGATCGCGGTGCAGATGAGCATCGCGAAACCGATCGTCTGGGAAACTATGGCGGCGTGTCGGCGTCGAGCCGCGTACTCGGGTGGTTCCGATCCGACGGTGACGAAGGCGTCTCGTCCGCCGCGGGGAGTTCCGAAGGCACGCGGATGACCGCCGGCGACGGTTGATCGTCGTGCGCCTGCATCATCTCGAAGCGTACCGGTCCGATCGAGAGGCTCAGGCGTTCGTTGCGCGCGAGCATCGCCATGACCGGCGTGAGCACCGACCAGTTCCCGATGGAAATGCCCATTGCCCCAAAAAGAGTAATGAGAATCGGCCAATGCGCGAGATGGTCGAACCCGAACTCGTAGACGATCCCCGAGAATCCAAGTGCAATCCCAAGGCCCTGCGACAAGTCGGATAGCCAGACGCGCGCATTCTCCCGGTTGCGCACTCAGGTGCTGCGCGGTCGTGATCGATCGAGCGACCACGTTAGACCGCTGCCTCTGCACGTGCGCATAGCGAATCCTTTCGCGGATAGTCCAGGATGATCGATCTCAAAGAAGTGGGCATCATCGTCATCTCGCTTTTTAACGGGAGGGCTGTTGCGAAAATCACGGGAGGAACACGAACGCACGATCGTTCGCAAAGCCGTTGCTCGCGGTCTGCGGCACCGTGATGTTGCCTTGATCGTAAAGCGCGTCGCCGAACGTCGAAACTTCCGTCAGGAACGCGTCTTGAACGACCTGCGCTTCATGCAGCGACCAAAGCGCACCGGCACCGCCGGCCGCGTTGAGGTCGTCCGCTTCCGGGCCTGTCGTTGCGGTCGTGCCCCACGTCATGAGGTCCGCGATCGCGCCTGCGGCGATGGTCGCGGTTCCCGTGACGTTCGCGACGTCGCCATCGACGAGCGTCACGCCGCCCGCAGACGGGATGACGAGCGATGCGACGACCTGCTGCGCTTGCGTGGTCGACTGACCCCCCGGGAACGTCGCGCTTCCCACGCTACCGCCGACCGGTGGCCCCGTGAGATTGCGCCACGTCTCGAGCCGCCCGACCCCGCCGTAGTTCGAGCTGGTGAAGGTGAACGAATGGGTCGACGGCGTGCAGCCGCCGGTCGTTGCGACCTGGCAATACCACACCGCGAGATGCTGACCGTTCGCAGGTGGGATCGCGGCGGTCCATCCGCTCGGCCCTGAGCCCCCGCCTCCGGCGTTGCTCACGATGTGCGCGACCTGATAATCGCCGATCGCGGGCGACGAGGTTGCCGTGACGACGATGTTGGATGCCGTCGCAACCGTATCGGCGTTCGCCGGGAACGGCATGTACGGCCCCGCGCTCGGCGCAACGGTCGGCGGCGGGCTCGGGCTCGGCGGGATGGCCGTCACGGCGACGGTGCTGCACGTGTTCGTCGTCGCTGCGTAATAGCGGAAATATTGCTCGGTGATGACGCCCGGCGCCTCACCCGCGACGGTCGGCGAGCCCGCACCGTTCTCGGTCGTCTGTGCCGTCGCGAGCGCGTTTTGGCCGGGGATCGAGGTGTTCGTCGCGACCGGCACATCGTTCATCGCGGTCGAGCCCGGAACGCCGTCGAACCAGAAGCCCGCGTACGTGCCGTTGCCGATCGTCGCGTACTGATGGAACTGCGTCGCGAGCGTCGTGCTCTTCATGAAGTTGTACTGCGGCCCGGTTACGGGTCCGGGGCCGACAAGCTGCACCGAGATCGGGCAGCCGGCGCCCGCGCCGGGGCAGTATTCACCGTTCTCGGGCTGGATCGTCTGGTGGCCGCTTCCCTCGCCTTCGACGGTCGAAAAGACCTCGAAATTGTCGTGCTCTTGATAGAGCGTGTTGCCGCCGGTGCAGCCGTTGCCTTCGCAATTTTCCCAGTCCGAAGGCCAGTATCCGGGAAGCGACGACGATCCGTCAGGAATCATCGCGGACCAGACCCAATAGCCTTGCCGTTTTGCGGTCTGATCTCCAGCATCGATCAGTGCTGCAACGTTGTGGCGGCAGCCGATCTCGTAACCGCCCGCGTGGCACATGATCGTCTGCACGTCAGCCGGAATATCCGATACGGTCGTACCCGACGGATAGCTCGAGTTATAACCCGGGCCCGTGAACGCGTTCGCGACGAACGTGATCGTCGCGCCGCTCGCATGGTTCGAGTTGAAGCCTTCGTCGAGCGTGACCGTGTTGCCGGACACCGAGACGACGGTCGGCGACGCGCCATCACCTGAGATTTGCGCCTTCGTCGAATTCGATGCGACGATGCCGGACGCGCTCGCGACGGTGATCGTCGTCGCGCCGGACGTGTACGATGCGGAGGTCGTCGTCGAGACGTTCTCGGTCAAGAGCGTGACGGTGTTGCCGGAGACGCTCGCGACGGTCGGTTCGTTGCCGTCGCCGCGGATGAAGAGTGTATCTCCGGTCGCGATCGGTGACGGAACGGCTGCCAGGGTGATCGTCGACGAGTTGAATGTGTACGTCGAGCTCGTCGTCGAGTACGTGTTTGATCCAACGCCGCTCGCCGGATATGCCTTGATCTGCAATCCGGTGCCAGGCACAAGCGCGATCACGTCGGGATAGCGCGTCGAACCGTGATTCGCCTGAATGCTCGCGACTTCGGTACGCTTGAGATAGCGCGAGTCGTCCGATCCGTCGAGGCCCTCGTTCGTGCACCCGAAAGACCAGTAGCACGTGCTCCACACGACCTGCTGGTACGCAGATCCGTTCGGCGAGCTCCCCGCGCTGACTGAAACGGGCGCGACGTTCGTGGTATCGCTCACGTTGAACGCGCCCGCTGTCGGCGTACCGGTGTTGAGACTCGTATCGTTTGCGAATTCGTCGTCGTAGACGAGATTGTACGTGAGCGCGGGACCGTTCGGCTGACCGATGCAGAGCGTCGCCGGAGCGACGCCTGCGATCGTGCCGGTCGGCGACGGCGTCGGCGTGGCCGTTGCGGTCGCGGTCGCGGTCGGCGTCGGCGCGGGCGTCGGCGTAGCCGGAGGCGTGGGGGTCGGCGCTGGCGGTGGCGTCGCGGCCGTGGTCGATGTCGGGATCGGGTATGGCGTCGCGGATACGCCCGCGTTTGCCGTGTCGACGATCGCTTGCGCTCCGAGGCCATACGCATTCGGGATCGTGACGGGCGGATTGCTGCCGACCGTTTGTTGCCCGAGATTTATCCAGACGCCGCGGAAATTCGGCGGAACGGCGGCCATTACCGCATCGAGTTGCGCCTGCGTCGCTTCGGTGCCGCCGCTCAGCACTTGGCCGACGCCGAGGAACACCTGAAGCGACGTGTTGTACGCGAAAAGATTCGCGACGTTCGCGCCCCACGAGCTGCTCCAATTCGAAACCGATGAGCCGGCGGTCTGCGATTGCGCGTCCCACGCACCCCAGTATCCGGCCGTCGCCCAGAGCTCGTTATTTTGCGTCGTCGTGCCCGAGAGTCCGGCCGTCGCGATGAAGATCGGCGACCCGGGCAAAGCCGCGACGGCTTGTGAGGCTTCGTAGTAATAGTACGCGGGAACGGAGTTAGATCCGACCGACGGAAGCTCGCTCGGCGGCGTCGAGGGCTGCGTGTTCACTTCGTTGTCGTACATCACGTATTTGAAAAGCGGCACGCCCGGTGACGTCGTCGGAATGACGCCGGGCGTCGTCGCGGCCGATTGCAGATCGGCGTACGACGCGAACCGCAGCAGATATTGCGCACCCCACGCGGGTGGCGCCGTGCAGCTCGGCGCGTACGGCGTCGTCTGCGCGCCCGCGTTTTCGTCGACGATGATGATCGGATGCGTGCCGTTGAGCGCCGGCGCGGCACTCGGGTTGAGCGAGGGACTCGCCGCCGTCGGATTCGCGAGCGAGCCGTTTGAGCTCGATCCACACGCGAAATCCTGGCCGAGCATCACCGTGTACGGCATCGTCGCTTGCGGTAGCGGAGTCGGCGACGCGGTCGGCGTGGCCGTGGGTACCGGCGTCGGCGTCGCCGTGGGCACCGGCGTCGCGCTCGGTGCCGGGACGGTCGACGCACCCGAAAGGAAGATCAGGTACGGGCTGATCGCGATGCCGCTCGCGCTCGCCGTCGTCGTCTGCGTGACGGTGAACGGCTGCGTTCCGGCGTGCGCGTCACCCGTCACATAATCGATCCGCAGCGAATCGATGTTGCCCGTCGAGAGCGACTTGTTTCGGTTCGAATCGCCGGACACATCCGAATACCCGCCGACGAACGAATCGTTGAACGAGGTGATCGTTGCGGTTCCGGTTTCCGTCGCGCCGTCCGCGAGGATCGTGAGGCCGTTCGTGCCCGGGATGTTTAGCGACGGCGTGAGCGTATCGCTGCCGCTCGCTAGCGAGATCGACGTCGCCGCGGGGAAGATCGGTGCGCCGAGAACGCCCGCGTATTCCACGACGCGCACGATGCCGCCCGCAGACGATCCGCCGAAGTTCCAGGTCGATGCGGGAGCGCACTGCCCGAGACCCGTGCCGACGTAGCACCAGAACACGGAGAGCTGCGTGCCGCTGCCCGTGATGCCGTTGTTCCAGCCGACGGGCGCGGTGAGGCTCGAGCCGACCGCAAAGGCGAGGAGCGTGTGGCCCGCGGTCGTCGTGGCCGGGAGCGTGCCGTTTGCACCGCCCGCGGTCGTGAACGTGTTATCGGAGCCCGGCGTCTGGAAGACGGTCGGCGCGTTCGACGCCGTCGGTGCGGGGGTGGGCGTCGGCGCTGGCGATGCGAGCGAGGTGGTCTTGAAGAGTACGAGGCCGGCCGATCCGGTCAGCGCGCTCGAGAGCGTGCACGATCCCGTCGTCGCCGCGATCGGCACGTTCGCGAGCGTTTGCGTTTCGAAGGCGACGTCGGGCGAGCTCGTCACGGTCGGCGTCGGGCCGACGAACGCGTAGACCGGAGTCCATCCGGATTGCGGCGTGCACGCCGGAGCTTGTGCGGTCGTCGTGGGAGCCGTGTACGAGCCGAAGAACCAGGCGAAATCGTTCGCGACGGACGGCGTGAGCGGCCCTGCCGAGATAACCGTCGAGTCGATATACGACTGTGCGTCTTGCACGGTCATATTCGTCTCGTACGCGGAAAGGCTGATGTTCGTCGTCGGACCGGTGACCGTGAACGTGTACGTTTCGCCGCCGTTGGATGGGATCGAGTAGACGACGAATCCGTTTGCCGCCTGGGGCGGTGAGCTTCCGACGAGCGTGAATCCGGTCGAGTTCGACGTGAGGCTCGCCGATGAGGTCGCGCCGGCTGCGATGACGTAGAGCGTCGTGTTCGCGTAATTGCCGGACATCGTGAGCGAGGTCGATGCCTGCGGCGCCGATGAGTTGCCGTTTGCGATCTTCGTGAAGAGTGCCGCGATCGTCGGCGTGGCCGTCGGAGTCGGGGTGGCGGTGGCCGTCGCCGTAGCCGTGGCGGTTGCCGTGGCCGTCGGCGTCGGCGTCGGAGTCGGCGTTGCCGTCGCGGTTGCGGTTGCGGTGGCGGTGGCGGACGGAGAAGGGGACGGGGTCGGCGTGCTCGTGGCCGTGCTCGTCGGGCTCGGCGTCGGCGACGGCAGAACCGAAAGCGGCGGCTGGATCACGACGCAATTCGAGTCCCACACGTTGTACGTGTTGGTCTCGACGTTGATCGTCGGGATCGAGAGCGAGCCTTGTGCGGGCGCACCCGTGGTGTGCATCGCGAAGAGCGCCTGATTCGAGCCCGCGTAGTTGATCGTATCGAACGCCCAGCCGCTCGGCGGCGTCGGGCTCGACACGAAGTCGTTATTCGTCGCGCCGCCGACGTTGACCATGACGGCGCACTCGACCATCGATCCCGTGCGGTAGATGCTCACCGCCGGGAAGCCGATCGCCTCCGGACCCGTACCCGTCGTGCCGGTGCCGACGAATGAGAACGGCGTCGTCTGATCGACGTTCGTGTATTCGGCGATCGCATCGGTGCCCCAGGCGAATCCGCCCGAGGTCTGCACGTTGTACGTCGCCGGCGGCGAGCTCGGAACGATCCCGCCTTCGAACGACACCACTTCGCCGTTCGATCCCGCGTACGTGTTGAGCAGGTAGCCCGTCGCGGTCGATGCGAGCGCGCCCGGCGTCGTCGACGCGAGAGCGCGTCCGGTCGCGAGCGCCGCGTACGAGAGCAGCGCATCGCCCGCGGACGGCGTCGCGGCGAGCGTGATGTTGTAATTCGCCGTGTTGCCGTCGAGCGAATTCGATTGGACGTACGAGACGGTACCGGAGCCCGTCGTGTTCGGTGGGGTCGTCGGCGTTGCGGTCGGAGCGGGCGTCGTCGTCGGGCCGCTCGTCGGCGTCGGCGCGACGACCGGCGTCACGGCGCTCGACGCGTTGAGCTGCAGCACTTGGATGTACGGCTCGTACGTCAGCGTGATCGACGATGCGGGCGCAACGCTCGCGGTCGTCATCTTGCCGTCGCCGTTTTGGTTGATTGTCCAAAGCGCAACGCTCGTCGGCGCATGCGTGAACGTGGCGGTCGCCGTCGAGATCGGCGAGCACGACTGCGGCGCGTTCGTGTTGACGTTCCACTCGCTGCAGCCGTTCCAGTACGCGAGCCACTCGCTGCCGTCCGATTTTTGGACAAGGAGATGGTGCATGCCGCTCGGATCGGCCAGCGACACGCCGACGGAATCGGTCGCCGCGAACGTGTTGGCGGTCGAGCCGCTATCCGAGAAGAGGCGCGTGAGATTGCCGATCTCGACGGCAGCCGGCTTCGCGGCACCCGTCGTATCGAACACGCCGTGCGCGCCGTATCCCGGCGTCACGCCCGCGTTGCCGGGCGTTCCATCGTCGGCGAGTTGAAAATAGTACGATCGCGAGACGCCTTGCGACCAACCGAAAAGGAACGATGATCCGACGTAATCCGCTTTGACCGCGGGTGAGACGGATTGACCGACGGAGTCGTTGCCCGAATCGACGCCGCCGTAATCGCCCCAGCCGTATTCGGTCGAGACGATCGGCGCACCGGGACCGCCGCAGACCTGAAGTGAATTGTTGATGTTGTAGAGCAGCGTGCCGTACGTGGCGTTGATCGGGCTGCCGATGTAGCCGCCGAACCCGCTATTCTCTTCGCGGTAGTTGTTCACGTAGTCGTGCATGTTGCACGCGTCGAGATACGCCGGATAGAGATAGCCGGGCGTCTGCGTACAGCTACCGGCCGGACCATCGCACGCGACCGCAGCGTATGCGGCTTGCGACGTGTTCGCGGGCCCGAGCATGAAGAAGCCCGTCGACAGACCTTTTACCGCCGGATATGCGGCTTCGAGCGTCGTCGCTTCGACCGAGTAGTAGTTCGAGGTCGTGCAGCCTTGGATGCCCGAGATGTCGCACTCGTTGACGTCCTCGGCGCCGTCGAGGTAGTTCTGCAACGGCGAGAGCGCGGTCGTCACGGTTGAGGTCGTGGAGCTACCGTCGATGATTGCGTCGAGCTTCGCGCCGTTGGTGAGATAGAGCGCCGACATGATCGACGTCGAGACGTGCTCGCCGTCGCGGATGTGGCGCACGCCCGTGAGCGCGAGCATCGCTTCGACGGTCGACGTCGACGCGTAGATGTCGCCCGCGGTGAGATGCGTGTTCATGCCGATCGAGTCGACGAGGTTCTGAGCGCGCGAGATCGCGTTCGAGCCCGCGATCGGTGGCGCGGCGATGCCGGGGATCGTCGGCGTCGGCGTGCTCGTCGGCGCCGTGGTCGGCGTTGCCGTGCTCGTGGGCGTGGCGGTAGCCGTCGGCGTCGCCGTGGGGCTCGCGGTCGGCGACGGCGTCGCGGTCGGGCTCGCCGTTGCGGAGGGTGACGGCGACGGCGTCGGTGCGGAAGCGCTCGCCACGCGCACCGTGCACGCGACGTACGTTTGCGCGTACGTGCCGACCGTCGCGCCCGGCGTGATCGACGCACCGCCCGTGTTCGTGGCGGACGTGCCGATCATCGTCGTCGTCGCGGGCTCGGCAACGACTGCGGAACCGAAGGGGACCGTAACGGAAACCGGCGTGACGTCGCCTGCCGACGTACCGTCCGCAACGCCGTAGAAGGCGAGGAATACGGCGGTCGAAGCACCGGAGATTCCCGAGCCGACGAGCGCGCCCGGCGTCGTGGGGGCCGCACCCGCGAGATACGTCGATGTCGTCGTGCCGCCGTTGCCGATGTCGTACAGCACGCCCGAGGACGGCAAGGACGTGCCGGTTGTCGTTACCGTGAACGTGACCGTCGAGCCGGGATCGCCCGAGGCGACCACGTGCTGGAACGGCGCGATGCCGACGTTCCCGTTGGTCTTGTTTTGGCAGTTGACGAACGGCGTCCAGCCGCTCGGAGCGGTGACGGTGCGCGTCGCGCCGACGGTTGAGTACGCGGCCGCGTAGATCAGCGTGTCGCCGATCGTCGCGGAGATCGGGATCACGACCGATTGCGAACCGGTCGCGGACGCATCGAGGAACGGGGCACCCGTCTTGAGGACGGCGGGCGAAACCGTGGGAGACGGGCTTGCGCTCGGGCTCGCGCTGGCCGTGGCGGTCGCCGTGGCCGTAGCGGTTGCCGTGGCCGTTGCGGTGGCCGTCGCGCTCGCGCTCGGGCTCGGGCTCGGCGACGCGGTCGGCGTATTCGTCGGCGTGGCCGTGGGCGTCGCGGTGGGGCTCGGCGTGGCCGTGGGAGCCTGGGTCGGCGTCGGGGTCGGCGTGGGCAGACCCGTTGCGTTCGGAGACGGGCCCGGAGCGCCGAGATACGACGTGCCCGCGAGCGTCGTGAACGCGGTCAGGCCGTTCGGCGGCGGCGTGCTCGTCGAGAACGACCACGATCCCGCCGGACCGCTCGCGTCGAAATACACGTAACCGCGGATGAGCGGGAACATCTGCTGCAGCGTCGTCGCGGTCGCGGCGAAGACCGACACCTGGTTCGCCGCCGGAACGCCCGTCTCGGTGAAGATGATCGGCTTGCCGGACGTAACGCCCGTGATCTTCTGGTACGGCGTCGCGAGATACGTCGCGGTCGGCGAACCAGCCGTATCGTACGCGTCGTAGCCGAGCCAATCGACATACGTGTCGCCGGGGTAGTAGTAGTTGATCGCGGGGCCGGCCGTGCCGTTACCCGGGCACCACACCCAGATGACGTTCGTCACGCCGTCGGCGACGAAGCGCGCATGGATGTGCTGCCACGCCGCAACGAAATTTTTCGGGCTGAAGAAGTTCGCGGGCACCTCACCCGGGTTGGTCAGATTGTCCGGGCTGTTGACGCCGTCGGCCGTGGGATCGGCCGGACCGACGCCGGGGTTGTAGCACGACGACGCACGATTGTTCGCCGTGTTCGGGAGATTGAATTCCCAGAACCACCGCACGAAAACCGGATGGTCGTACGCTTTGATCGCGCGCGCGGCCGAGTCGATGTCGACGTCGTGCGAGCCCGCGGCAACCGACGCGTCGGAATATGCGCAATCCCACGCGAGGACCGGATAGCGGCCGGTCGTGACGTCGTCGGTTTCGAGGGACGTCGGGAAGGTGGCGCCGAGATTCGACCACGAGAAGAACGAGCTCGCGATCGAGAGCGTGCGTCCGATCGACGATTCGAGCGTTTTGATCGCAGTGTCGAGACATGATGGATTGGTATTCGAGCAGGCGCTCCCGGGATTGACGCGCGCGCCGAGATAGATCTGCCCGGCGGGCGGAATGAGCAGCCCCGAAGCGCTTGGCAACGGTACGGGCGTTGGCGTTGACGTCGGCGGCACGCTGGCCGAAGCGCTCGCGGAGGGAGCAACACTTGCGGAGGCCGAGGCGCTCGGTGCGACGGATGGCGCGATCGACGGCGACGACGTCGGAGAACCCTGGCACGGGAGCACGATGCGAACGTACGAACCGGACGTCGGCTGCGTGTAGACGATCGTGACGGTCGGGAACGTCACGTACGCGTAACAGTATCCCGAGGGCAGCACGTACGGCGTCGGCGAGGGTGCGGGCGGGCGCGTCGGGGGTGCTCCGGCCGTTGCGGGTGCGTATCGACTCGTGCCGATGCCGCAGAGCATCACGATGAGCGCGCATAGCAAAAGAAACGCGCGTTGCCGAGCGTGCATGAGATGCTCCTAGCGGTGACGAGTGGAAAAGCGCGATCAGCGCGCTAGGCGCGAATTAGGGGCCGGTGATGACCGAGACGGCCGGGCTCGTAAACGTGATCGGCGGTACGATCGTCGGGAATTTGTACGTGCCGACGACCGTGCTCAAGTTGTTTTGCAGCGTGTTCAGAACCGTCGCAAACAGCTCGTAATTCGTGCCGTCGTTCGGTGGCGGCGACACCGCCGGCGTCTGCCCGATCGGCACCGGCGTCCCGGCAACCACCACGATCGTCGGCGACGACACGTTGAGCTCGATGTTCGTCGCGACGCCGTCGTACTGCACGACGTCGCCCGTGATTTCGAGCTCGATCGTCCGTGCGTCGGTTGGATCGCTGCTCGTGACGACACACCCGGTCGTCGTGCGATTCGACACGGTGATCGGCGCCTCGGCCGCCGCGATCGAGCTGCCGGTGATGGCCTGAGCAAAAACCTGCGGCGTTGAGAGATACGTTGACGGGAAGACGACAGTCGCCGTTCCGTTCTGCAGCTGCACGACCATCGTCGACACGAAACTCGCGACGGTCGCGGAACGGATTTTCCGGTTGATCGTCACGGGGTTCGGACCCGGATGCCGGATCGCCTGAATGTAGATCGCGTCGAGCTGCGTCTGGCCGTTCGGCGGATAGCCCATGCGGAACGTCTGTGCGCCGCACTGGTCGAGGAAGAGCCCTTGGCAAAATACGGCGTTGTTCGGTCCGCCGATGACGATGCCGTACGATCCGTCGCTGTTGTCTTCGAGAACGAACTGCAGAGGTGAGAGATAGAATCCGCCGCGCGCCGTAATGCTGAACGGCGTAAAGGGGAGATTCGCGTTCGCCGATCCACAGACGGCGAGCAGCACCTGCGCTCTGGCCGCATCGATGTTGTCCTGCAGCGTGGTCCAGTCGGCCGCGTCGACTTCTTGGCCCGGAACGGGAGGCGGAAGAACCGTATCCGGAATCGTCGGAACGAGAAAGCCCATGCGTGTTCCTTTACGACGACGGCGGGTAGTTGGTGAAGTAGCGCGGGTTCGAACCGGCGAGCTTGATCTTGTCGACGAGTGCGCTCATGCCAGCATCGAGCGCCGAAATCTCGTAATACGTCGGCGTCACGAAATAGGTCGACTGATTGAGGTACGCCTGATCGAAGTAGAATGACGGCAGCGGATAGATGTCCGAGTAGAAAAACAAGATCGCGAAATCCGCGTCTGCGGCGACGAGCCCGACGTCGGCCGCAAGCACGGGATCGCTGTGGCAATCGAAGACGATGAGCGCGCCGAACGTGCCCGGTAGCGACGCGAGATCGACGTACGCGTCGATGTACGCGCCCACGAGCGTCTGCATCGCGTAGAGCGTCGCCATCGGAACGCTGAACCAGAGCTTGATTCGCGCGATATAGGTCGCATCGGATTCGTCTGCCGCGCGCGGCCACACGCCCGGCCCGATGAAATCGTCGGCCCAGGAATCGATCGCGACGCCGATCGACGAGTCGAGCCGCTCAGCGCCAAGCGCGAGCTGCACCTGCGCGTCGAGCGCCGCGAGCACGCCGCCGTGGGCCATCTCGAGATCGTAGAGGATGCCGCCGGGCAGGAGCTCGGACGGATCGACTCGGCCGAGCGGAAAGACGTCGGCCTGCGCGAGCTGGTAGCCCGCGGCCGAGAGCGACGGCGAGCGGTAGTTGAGCACCGTCACCTGGGTCGGATCGGACGAGCCGCCGACGAAGCTCTGGGAGCTTTGCGGCGCGCGCGTCCCGTAGAACGAAGCGGTGTAGGACGTTCCGGCGACGACGTCGATCGCGCACGTCCCACCCGCCTGCGTGTAGGCGCTTCCCGTGACGTTGCCGAGCGTATCGACGACGGTCACGACGATGCCCGCCGGCAGCGGGTTCTGTGCGGGGACCGCCGCGATCGCGAGCTCGTCGAAGAATTGGAGCATCGGTTACGCCATCGTGAACGCGGGCGTACCGGGGGCGAGCAAAACGCCGAATCCCGCCGAAATGTCGGCGTTCTCTGCGCCGTTGAGCGCGAGGTAATCGACGCGAAGCACACCCGGAATGCCGTAGAGCGTTGCGTACACCTGGCCGTACGGAAGGACGGTGGGATTCCCTTGCGGGTCGAGTCCGATCGCTTCAACGAGTGACACGTATGCCGCGGCAGCGTTGCTCTGGACGATCGATTTCGTGTAGCCCGGCGCGGCGGCGATCGTCGCACTCGGCGTGACCGTCAGAATCGTCGGCGAGATGACCTGATACGAGATGCCGATCCCGCGCACCGGCGGAATGCCTGCGGCGGGATTGCCCTCGAGCGCGGTTCGTGCCGCGGCGAGTAGCGACGGCGACGTCGCGCCGCTCTGTCCGAGTTCGGCGACGACCGCGGTGAAGTACGCAGCGTGCGCCGAGCCGTCCGCGTTGAGACGATCGCCGATCGAGTACGTGAGGCCCGTCTGGAGCGCAAGAATCGCGGCGCCGAGTGCGCTGTACGTCGCGGTGCGGCCCGTCGAGACGGCGAGCGCGAAACGCGCGATGTACGCTGCGTCGGATTCGTACGCCGAGCCGTTGGTGAACGCACCGGGGTTGCTGACCGTCGTGATCCCGGAGATGACAATCGCACCGGGGCCGCCGTAGAGATTTTGGATCTGGCCCGCTTGGACGTTGCCGATCGTACCGCCCGTGAGGCACTTCACCGTGACGGTGACGGACGTTTGCCCGGTCGCGAGCACGTAGCCGTTGTCGACCGCGTTGAACGCGGACTGATTCGTATCGGGGACGATCGCAAATTGGAGGCCGCTCTGCGTCGTGACGATCCCGCCGACCGGGATGATGAGGTTGCTCGTGACGGGCGACGGCGCCGAGAGCGTGACCGAGCCACTCGCGTACTGCGTGCCGCCGCGGAGCACATTGAACGGCGCGCAATACGAATCGACGTCGGGGTTCGGCGAACCGTCCGCGTTCGGGATGATCGTCGAGAGCCGGTCAATCGCGACGTTGTAGGCGATCTGCCGCTGCAGCTCCATCGCCATCAGCGAGAGGCCGTCGAACGTTGATCCGAACGAGGAACCGGCATCGGTCGCTGCGGGGATCGTCGCGCCCGCGTTGTACGCGTCGACCGCGATCGAGCGAAGCTGTGCGCGGGTGAGCTGCGTTAAGAACGCCACGCGCAGCACCTCCGGGAACGAAATCTAGAAAAACCTAGAAAAATCTAGAAAATGAGGACCTGCGTCGGCGGGATCGGGATGTACCGGCCCGTGATGTCGTAGACGCTGCCGACGACCTCGACGACACTCGTCGCAACGAGCGTCACGGTGACGACCGGCGCCGGACTCTGCGCGATGCCGGGATCGAGCGCGATCCCCGCGAGCACACGCGCGCGCACCGTCGCGAGGAGTTGCGACGTCGGAAGCTCGCCGATCGTGCGGCGGATGCTTGAGCCGTAGGTCGGGTTGAAAAGATCGTCCGGGCGCAGATAGACGGTCGACCCGTCCGAGCGAACGATCTGGGCTTGCGCATTCGTCTGTACGAGCTGAACGAGTCGCTGTTGCGTCGCCGCGGCGGAAAACGGTGTGTCCTGGACGAGCGCGAGATCGCCTTGCGGCGTGAGCGCGAGATGGCCGCCCCAGGGCATCTGGACTTCCGCGCGACCGACGGCCATGCGCTACTCCTTGCTCTCCACTTCGCTCGAGCCCGTCGCCGTCACGGGACCGACGGTCGGCGGTGCCGTTCCGGTGCCGGATTGCACGTGCGCGGCAAAAGTCGTGAACGCGGTTTGAACGCTTGCGATGATCGCGTTTGCGAGCGCCTGTGCCTTCGATTCGGTGACCACGGCGTCGTTGGCGAGCGTCAGAGAGTCGGCGCCGAGCTCCAGCACGTTCTTCTGGCCGTCCAAAATGAGCAGAATGCCGCCTGCCTTGAGCGTAACGCGCTGCGTCGCGTCGTCGGCGGTGATCGAGAGCCCGCCAGCTGTCGTCAAGCTCAGGAGCGTCCCCGCGAGCGCGGAAAGGCCGCCTGCGGCGTCGCTGGACGTCGCCCCGTTGTTCGTGAGCCGCAGATACGCGTCGATCTCGCCGCTCGCGTTGCGATGCGAGATCCACCGCTCGCCGGCGGGCAGTGCCGCCTGCGCGTCGTCCTCGTCGTGATGGAGGAGGACGTGGTATCCGGACTGGGACGGGATCAGGAGCGCGCGCTCGTTGCCGACCGGGCCGTATTGATCGCCGAGATGCGTCGTGAGCATCGGCAGCCGGCGCACCGTCGTGCCGCTATCGGGGATGATGTTGTCGTCGCCGACGATCGCGTACGTGTCGCCGAGGATCACCTCGGCGGTCCCATCGGTCGGATCGAACGAGCCCCCGACGACGACGCCCTCGCGCGCGATCGGCGGCTCGCGATCGGCGAGCATCGCGGACACCTGCGAGAGTACCATGCCGGTGTGCCATTCGAGGATCTGCCCGAACGTCGCGCTATCCATCCACATGCCGCCGGCCATCAGACGCTGCCCTGCGCGAGCACGTGATTCACGCACTCCGGACTGAGCATCCAGCCGTCACCCTCGGGATTCCACGACTCCGTGTAGCGCCGCGGATAGAATTCCGTGTTGAACTCGCTGTACGGCAGCCCCGTGATCTCGAGCAACGCCGTGATCGACCAGGACGAAAAGAGCGCGGGCGACATCGGCACGGAGAACGAGAGCGCGTATTCCTGCTCGGAGTATTTCCGCCAGAGCGCTTGCGCGAGCGCGTTCGCAGCCGCGGGCGAGATGTTCGGGCGGTAGATCTTGTACGTCTCTTTGCCGCTCTCGGAACCCGGCGACGTGAACCCGCTCGACACGTTTCCGCCACTCGAGCTCGACTCGGTCGTCGAGGTGATGCCGGTCGCTGGATTCGTCGACGACGACACCGTGTTCGGCGTTCCGAAGATCGGCGCGGACGTCACGGTCTTCGAGCTTTGTGTGAGGATCACGCCGCCGTTCGCGGCCGTATCCGTGCGCGTGACGGTCGAGAGTCGCGTCTTACGTTGGTAGGAGCGCACCTCGACCCGAATGTTCTTCGAGAACTGGATCGAGTGCGTGAGGACCGGCTTGACGATCTGCGCGATCCCGCCCGATCCGTACCCGAGCGCGATCTTCTTGCGCTGGACGAAATCGGCGACCTGATAGTTGAGCGTGTCGCCGTCAACCCACACGTCCGCGTCGTCGAACTGCGCGCATTGGAGCAGCACGTCCCACGGTTTGAGATTGTAGAGCGCCGTGTTGAAATTCGAGCCGCCGATGAATTCGCGCCCGAGCATCTCCTGAAGCGTGATCGGTGTGAGGCCGTACTGGGCGAAATTCGTGATCGCCGTGTTGAGGTTGAGCGCGTTCGCGAGCGCCTGGGCGAACTGGACGCTCGTCATACCGAGCGCGACGTTCGTGATCTTGTTGTCGACGAGCGGTGCCGCGAGCGACCGGCACGTGAACGACACCGTGTTGTCGTCGCATTGCACGGTGTAGAGATCGACGACGCCGAGGAAGCGCGTCGTCATGCCCTGAGTCGTCAGCGAGCCCGGCGTGAGGTCCTGTGGATAGCCTGCGAAGATCTGCGCGTAGACGGGCGTGTCGTCGGGCGCCGTCGTGCCGCTGTTCGCCGGGCTCGAATCCGTCGTGAGCGGCCCATTGAAGAGCTCGATCGAGAAATCGGGGTTGCCTTTGATCGGCAGCGTGATCGTCGCGTCGTCGGTCGCGCCGTGACCGTTGCGCGTCGTGCTCCACGTCGTCGGCAGATACGATGTGCCGTTGATCTGCACGACGGAGCGCGGATTCGTCTCGGTGAACGCCGGGACCGATGCGAACGGCACGATGCTCGCCGCACCGCCGAAGCTCGCTTGATACATCGCTTTGCCTACGGGAACGGCGGGATCGTGAGCGTCTGCAATACGGTCGACGGCGGCCGCATCGAGATGAGATTGTTCGCAGACGCGATCCCGAACGCGTCGTCGATCGTGCCGCCGTTACTGAGCGCGAGCTCGTACGCCGAGGTGTTGATCGTCGAGATCGTCGTCGGGCTCTGGCCCTGCTGCACGTTCCGGCCGATGAGGGTCAGCGCGTTGAGGAGCTGGTTCGCGGGCACGAGCGACGGCGCGAACGATGCGAGCGTGCCGATGTACTGGTTCACGCCGGAGATCGCCTGATTCGCGAACCCGAGGATCTGCGCGCCGATCGACGTGCCGACGTTCTGCGCGAGCGGGGTACCGCTCGAGATCGCCGAGCTCAGGCTCGTGAGGACGTTCGGGTTGATGTAGCTCGCCGCAGTCGTATCGAGGCTTACGACCGACGTGTATGCGGTCTGCGCGTTCGCGAGATACGCGGAGACCTGTGAGTCGAGGCTCGGCGGTGCGGTCGAGCTGTACGCGCCGTTGCCGTCGCGCGTGAGCTCGATCGTGATGTCGTAGTTGCAGCGGTTCTTGTTGCGGAACGTCGGCTTGAATTTCGCGACGTAACCGTAGTAGCGCTGGCTACGCCAGGTGATGAGCTGCTCTTGGCCGCCGACCATCATCGCGAGGAGCGCCTCGGTGCGCGAATCGACGTTCGGCTGCCAGATCGTCCCCGACCACGAGATCGGGTCCATCTGCGGACCGAAATTCTGAACGCTTCGTGAGCCGCCCGGGATCTTCACGACGACGACCTGCGCCTCGCCGGCCGAGAACGAGATGCCGTCGGGGCACTCGAGACTCGTGAAGGTGACGGCGCCGATTGAGAGCGGATCGGCACCCGGCAGGTTCGGGCCACTGGCCGCGACGGGCGGCGTCGGCGCGGGGGCGGACGGATACGTGATCGGCTGGGTGACGACGGGGAGGTTGACGGCCACCACGCACCTCCGGCCGAAATCATGCTATCGTGAGCACGTGAAAGACGTGAGCCCGTGGGCGTACCCGTTCGTCGACGACGAGCCGGACGAACCGCGGAACGTGACGCCCGGCCGCTCAGCTTTCGTCGGCGCTGAACGTGCCGAGCTGCTCGCGTGGTACGAAGAGCAGCAAGAACGGGCGCGCGAACGCCGCGGCCGCGCGCTTCGCGTTGTGCCGTTCCGCGCGCTGTATGGGGTCGTCGCGTTTCTTGCGATCCTTCATCTCGGATCACTCGCGTGGTTGGTGAGCGTCGGCTTCGGGATGTCGGCCGCGATCGCGCTCTTCAACGCGTTTGTCGCGAACCTTGAGGTGCACGCACCGATCGAGATTCCGAAGTAGCGCGCCTATTTCCCGAAGGCCATCCCGCCGACGGAATCGCCCATCGAGAGCCCCGCAGCGGTGCGGAACGCGCTACCCCGTGAGAGCGCGATCTTGGGATGGCTCTTGAGCGCCGCGAGTACCTCGGCCGCGTGCTGACCGGCTGACTTCGGTGAGACGTCGTTCCCGAAGTGAAACTCGATCGTGCCGACGTTGACCGGCGTCTGACCCTCGGCGACCTCGCGCGTTCGCGTTCGACGATGCCCGCCCACGAGCGGACCGAACTCCGCGCGAAGGTCATGCGACGGCAGCGCGTTCGCACCGTGCTTCTTCGCGTAGTCGAGCCAGTAGTCGTAGCTCCCGTACGTCCCCTTGCCTTTGCCGGGTCGCACGGTGCCCTCTGCGGCGTCGCCGGCCGCCGTCCGAATGAACGCGACGAGGCCAGCAACGACGGCGGTGAAGACGGCCACCGGGCCGGCGATCGCGAGCATCGACAAGCCGAGGCGCGCGAACGCGGCCGGCAGCCCCGCGACAGCACTTGTGTTCATCGTCAGCGCGAAGCTGAAGATCGCGGCCCGCAGCGAGTTGAGCGCGATCGGAATCGCGGACGTGAGACTCACGTACGTGCCGAGCATGAATGTCGAAATCGCTGCGCCGAACCCCGCGATTCCGGCTGCGATCCCGGAAAGCCCGAGGCCGATCGCGCCGGCACCCGAGAACGCGAGCGCGACCGCACCGACGGCGGCAAGTCCGCCGAGCAGCACCGTCATGCTCGCAACGGCCATCCCGATGTATTTCTCGGCGTCACGATTCGCATGCAGCCACGCCTGAAAATCATGAAGCGAGTTCCCGACGCCGCGGAAGAAGTTCGTGAGGTCCGTCAGCCACGGATAGCCGAGTTCCGTCATCACCGCGGTGAAGTTGTCCATCGCGCGCGAAAACTGGTAGCCGAGCCCGAGGTCGCGATTCCGGCTTGCCGCCTTGAGCCCGACGTTCGCATCTTTGAGATACTTTTCGATGCCCGCGAGAATGCCGGTCATCTGCGGATCGGCGAAGAGCGCCGCGATCGTGCCGCCCTGCTTGCCGAACGCGCCGAACATGTCGTTGGCGATCTGCCCGCGCGTGAAGCCTTTCTTGATCTCGGCAGCGGCCCATTTTCCGATCTGCGCGAGCTCGCCGAAGAAGTTGACCGAGCCGTCTCGGTTATTCCACGCGAACTTTCCGTTCGAGCCGAAGATGCCCATTTGCTCGAGCAGCCCGAGCTTGCCGGTCTGCGCGTGCGCCGTGAGTTGCAACGGGCCGAGCGCTTCGAGCACCTCGGCGCGAACGTTCGTGCCGACTTTATTTCGGAAGCCCGCGCGGTCGAGGAGCGCCATCGTCGCGATCGACGTCTCGTTCCCGATGCCGAGCAGCTTGAACATCGGCACGTAATACGACATCTGCCGCAGCGCTTGATCCGGCCGCTCCGACATGAGGCCAGAGAGGCGATAGACCGAGTCAAGCAACGTGTTGAGCGCCGCCGGCGTGTACGCACGGAAAAGGTGCGCGGTCTGAATGCCGGTCTTGGCGGCTTCGTCGACGCTGATTTCCGGCCGGTTGAAGTGCACCGAGGACGCGAAAGCCGCGACGGTTGGTGCGACCTGTTGCATCATCGCGACGGAAAACTGACCGGCGGTCAGACGTGAGATCGAGCGTAGGATCTCGCCCGCCTCGACGGGCGTCATGCCGTTCTGGTTCGCGATCGTGAACGCGGTGCGGTAAAACCCCTCGATCTGCCGCTGAGACGCACCCGTCTCGTTCTTGATCGACAGGAGAATCTGCTGGAGCTTCGCGGCGTCTTCAACGGATTTCGTCAGGAACGTGCCGCCGATCGCCGAGCCGAGCCCCGCGAGCTGCGCGCCAAGTTGGATGCTTGCGGTCTTGAGCGCGTCCATCCGAAGACGGTAGCGCTCCATCGCGTACTGGTTCTTGTTCAGTTGCCCGAGCTGGTTGCGGAGCTGCAGGTTCGCCGCGCTCGTCGACGCCGTAACGCGCGCCATGCCCGCGGTGAACCCGGACGCGTTGAGACGCACGACGGCGCTGACTAGCCAGCTCATCGCCATGCGGGATGCTCCTTACGGATTGATGTGCTGCGTCACGTTCGAGATGTTCGCGCCGAGGGCGACGTCAATTGCCGCGTCGAGGATCAGCTCGATCTCGGCGAGCGAATCGCGCATACCGACCTCGAATGCCGGCCGCGGCGGCACCGGTCTCCCCGTGCGCGCGTTCACGAAGCCCGTTTCGGAGTAAAGCATGATCGGCTCGTTTGATCCCGCTCCGGCTTCGAGTCCTTCGTGGAACCGCTTGACGCTCGCGAGAAGCAGCGTGCCGTCACGTTTGAGTGGATCGTTCGGCGTGAAGCCGAGCGCGGTACGTTCGTCCTGGGTCGCCTGGGCAAGATCGGCGAGCTTCGTGTTGTCGCCGAACACTTTACGCACGTTTCGGTAGATGACGTGCGACGACGCCTCGGCACCGGCAACGAACGGAAGCTCCGCGATCGCCGTCTGCTTTTCGAGAAACCGGGTGAATTTCTCGAACGCGTCGATGCCCGCAAAGACGAGTTCCATTTACGTCGGCGCCTCATCCGCGTTGTCGCGAGCGTACTCTTGAGCGAGATCGTGCACGTATCCGACCGAATACAGGATCACGCGCCGCGTCTTGCTCGACATCATCATCGCGCGATCGTACGAGACGCCGCCTTTGGTCCCGATCATCAGCGCCGCAACCGCTACGGCAGTTGGGCGCTGACCAAGTTTTTTACCTCGTCCTCGTCGATCACGTAGATCGGTCGCGCCCAGACGTAGAGCGGCGTGCGCTCGCGCGTTCCGATCTGCTTCGAGACGCGAGAGTATTCGGCGACGTTCGCGAGCGGATTCACCGGCTGGCCGTTGAGCGAGCGGATCGAACACTTCGCAAAGACCGGAAGCTGGAACATCGCCATTTTCATCGTCGCAAGGCCCGCGTTCGCCGGGTCGAAATTGGCGCCCGTGAGATCGCACATCAGGAGCTCGGCTTTTTCGAGTTCGAAACCGTCAAGCTCGGCGACCGTGACGGTCACGCGATCGCTCAAGACGAGTTCCTGGGGTTCACCAATCATTAAACCGGTACCACTTCCGTAGCGAAGAAGGAGACCATCGTTTTCACGATAGACGCGCGCTCCCACGTACCGCGAGAGTATCCGTGGAATTGCACTTCTTGGAATTGATTCGATGACGTCGTTCCGTCGATTGGGTTCAGATACGTCTCCGTCATCGTGAAATAGATCTGCTGCTGGTTGTTGTTGTAGTAGTTCGAGTCGAGAAACATCATGAGCTGGTTGAAATCGTCCGAGCCCTTCTCGACGTCGATCGACCCGCTGATCCCCGCCGGCACCCGCAGCCCGGTCACGCGGCCGCCGTTGTCGATCGGCGAACTCTTGACGAGCTCGTCTTCTTCTTTCGATTCGAACTTCGAGCGCTGCCCATCGAGCGTGACCGTTGCGCCGTTATCGTTACGCACGATCGTCAGGGAGTGCCCGGGACCGAGAGAATAGCGTCCGGGTGCTGTCGCCACGGCGGCTCCTCATGAAGAAAGCCGACCGCGCTTGCGCACGATCGGCTCAGGGTTTGTAGGGTGCGCGAGATTACGCGGCGAGGACCGCCGGAGTCGTCGGCTGTTGGACTTGGAGGGAGTTCCCGACCTGGAGGATGTTGAGGATGTAGCGGATGCCCGAAAGCGTTTGCACCGACGTCGAGCCGATCAGGAAGCCCTGCTCGGTCGACGAGACGGTGTCCGCCGATCCGCTCACGCTATAGGCCGTGATGCGCTGATTTTTCGGGTTTACGAACGGTTCGAGCAGCGCTTTGACGTCGTTGAGATAGTCGGTGATGATGGCGTTGTTCATCATCGCCGGCTGGCTCTGACCGAGATATTTCGTGCCGATGTTCTCGATCTCGACCGCGAGATAGTTGAGCATCCGCGTATCGGCGATCGGCGTCCCATCGGACATGCGATCGTTGAAGACCACGTATTGACCGCCGTACTGCTTGATGTAGCAGACGTTGTTCTCTTGGAGCTCGGTCTCGTCGGGCATCTGCGAGACGGACCACTCCGTGCCGATGAGATTGCCTTTGCCGCCCGCCGTCGGTTTGTTGAGCGGGCTCGCCCACGGATCGAGTGACGAGATGACGCCCGCGATCGCGTGCGCGGGATCCTCGAGCTGCTGCTGCGTCGTCGTCGGGTCGATGACGTAGCCCCAGCCCATCGCCGTGAAGACGAATCGCGAGACGACGTTGTCCGCTGCGATCGTCGTCGCGCCTTGATCCGGCGTCGTGCCCGCGGGTCCGAGCGCGATTCCGGAGATGCACGCCTCTTCTTGGCAGAACGTCGCGAGGATCTGCGTGATCGAGCAATCGAGCATCCCCGCGATGAGGACGGTTCCGCCCTGGACCATGTTGCGCAGCGCGTAGATGCCCGTGCGACCCACGGTGCCGTCCTGGCCGATGAGCTGCTGCGTGCCGACGCCCTCCGCGCCGTCCGTACCGCCCGCCGCGGGGAAGAACGTGCCCGTCATCGGGGTCGTCGTCGAGTTGCCCGACGAATAGATCCACACGGCGCTCGGCCCACGCGTCTTCGTGCCATAGTTGATCGCGGCCGAGAGGTTCGCTTGGAATGCCGCCTCGTTGAACCCGCCACCGGGAACCGCGTACGCCGCGACGGTGAACACTTCGGTGATGCCCGGAAAGAACGTCGTGATGCGATAGACGGGCGACATCGAGCCGTTAGGCGTAATCTGATCGCAGCGGCCGCCGGCCGACGACGTCGGCGTGTTGTTCGCGAGCGACCCCGTCGAGTTCGCGTAGAACGTGCCGGAGATGTTGCCGAGGTTATCGTTGAGGTTCCACGACGCGCCGGTATCCGTGCCGTCCGTGACGCGGTTGAGCAGATAGTTTTGGCATTCGGGGAGCGTGCCGTTGAGCACCGCGTCCGCGATCGAGTGCGGGAGCTGCGTGTTCGAGCCGATCGCTGCGACGATGCCCGCAGCGCCGCCCGTCACCGGGATCGGCACATTCGGTGCGCCCCACTGTCCCGTACCGTTTACGGCGATCAGCGAGGTCTGCGGTTGGTTCGACGGCGACGTCGGCGTCGCGGCGACTTCGGTGATGTACGAACCCGGGATGACGAAGTTGCTCGGCTGAGCCGAGGTCAGAATCGGCATCTTATTTTACCCCGTCGACAGCGGCACTCGCCGCGGCGGCCGCGGATGGTGCGGGTGAGGCCGGCTTCGCGGCCGCGTCTTTCGGAGCGGCGTCTTTCGGCGCGACGTAATCCGGATCGAGATGCCGCGTCGCGAGATGCGACAGATGCGGCTTTGCCTCGAACGCCTTCGCGTCCTCACCGGTGAGCCGATCGCCGCATTTGAGACCGTTCGGGCGATCGGGCGTCGGAGGCCACGGCAACCCGAGTTTGCCGACCACGTACAGGTACATCAGGGACCTCCGGTGTGCAGGGTGAGAGATGCGTCGTCGTTGACCGTGACGATGTTTTCGACCGAGCCGATGTTGGTCGCCGGGAAGCGTTTGAGCACGCCGTACTCGACGTCGAAAACGATGTGCTCTTCGTAGATCCCGGCGAGGATCTCCGATTGATCCGAGAGGTTGTCCGCGCTGTGCGCCGCCGAGAAGAGGCAGAGCATCGGCGAGCCGTCCGAGAGCGTGAGCAGCGGCGTATCGTGCGTGCCGACGCCGCTTCCGATCGCGTCTGCGACCTGCAGCCGAAGCGCGGGCGATGCGGACCAAATCGAGACCTGAATGCTGCGCGCGACACGCTGCACTTCTTCGGCCATCACGCCGTTCGCGCTTGAGACGTTGCAGTAGAGAAACGGCGTCGAGCTCAGCGTGACGGTCGTCTGAAAAACGGTCGCGCGCACGCCGCCGAGCGCGTTGATCGCCGCTGCGACGGCTGCCGCGATCGAGGCGAGCGTATCGGCCGACTGCACCGTGTAGACGGCTTCGCCCGCTCCGCAGAACGCGTGCACGACGTCGCCCGCCGTGATCGTGCCCGAGAAGGTGATGTCGTCATCCGAGATCGTCGCGATGAGCGTCGACGACGCCGGAGTGATCGTGAAGAGCGAATCCCGCACACTGTAGCGCGCTTCGCTGCGCGCCGTGTTCGGTCGCGGGTAGAGCGTCACGGAATAGCCGCCCGAAACGAGGATCGGTTCGAGTTGCGTTTCCATCGGCCACCCGAGCGCGACCTGAACGGGTGCCGCGATGCCGGCCGCGTTGATCGCTGCCGTCACCGCCGCCTGGAGCGTCTGGAGCACGTCCTGGAGCCGCGGGACGCTCGCGATCACGACGGCAGCTTTTGCAGGATAAGGACGTTGCCGACGAGCCCGACGTTGCCTTGGCTCTCGAAGAGCGAGATCACCTGGAAGCGACCCTCGACACCGAGATCAAGCACGTCGAACTGTTGCAGCGTCACGCCGGGCAGCGGCGGCGTGTAGCCGACGAAATCATCGACGTACTCCGTCGCCGGCAGCGCGGGCGTGTTCGACGCTTTGTTTCGACGCGTTTGCGCGAGCCCGATCGGCACGACTGCGGATGCGCCCGTCGCGGCGAAGGCATACGAGCCTGCGGCGAGCGTGAGCACCAGCGCATCCGACGGCGTCGTGCCGCTCGCGATCGTGGCGCCGATCCAGCCGATATCGGAGACCGCGCCGCTCGTCGGCTGATCCGCGAGCGTTCCCAGCAGGCCACCCGGCCGCGAGATCGTGCCGAGGAACTCGGTGCGGACGAAGAGCGTCGGCTTGAAGTCTCGCGCCTGGGCGAAGACATAGGTGGCCGGATCGTCTTGCCCGAGTCCGACGAGCACGTCACCGAGCTGCAGCGTCCGGTTATCAGCCTTCGCCTCGAAAATCTCGAGATCGAACGTCGTGCTCTCGATATCTTGCTTCTTGGCTTTCGCGAGTTTCGCGTTGTAGAGCGGGATGATCGGCGACTGTGCAAAGATCGCGCCGTTGGTCGTGACGGCGAGCCGAAAGACCGAGAAGTTGTCGCCGAGGATCGTGCCGACGACACCGCGACCGAGCTGCACGACGCCCGCGAGCTGCGACCGATAGCTCATCGCGCATCTCCTACGGGCTCGGGTCGACGGTTAAAAAGCCGGGCGTCGACATACGCACCGTGACGCCGTCAGGGAACGTAGCAACGAGTGCGAGCTCGTACGTGCCGGGATACGGCGTGTCCGTCGCGAGCTGGTGCCAGAGGAACGTACGGCCGTCGCCCGTCGGCGTGAGCCGAGATGTCGGGACGACGACGCGCGGAAACTCGCCGTTCGGGCCGCGCATCTGCCCGGCGACCGTGAGCGTGCACGTGGCCGTCGCGAGTGACGCCGTCGTGATCTGACCGGGCTGACCGGCAAGCGAATCGATCGTAAAGAGCAGGCCGGACTCTCCAGCTTGCATCTCACGCTCCTACGGGTAGCACGATCGAGGTCGTCGGATTCGCCGCGATCGGCGTCGCGATCGTCACAGCTTGGTCCGCCACGATGCCAAGCGAAATGAGCGGCTGCGTCACCGCGATGCCGCACGTGACGCGACCCGCGACCTCGAGCAGCACGAACGACGCGCCGACCGCGACACCGGCCGGACGTGCGATCGTCGCGCTCGCGTTCGCATCTGCTGCGGCCGGGAGCGAGAGTGCTCCGGTCGCAAGCGCCGCGAACAGCGCCACGCGAGCGAGATGCGCGCTTGCCGAGAGCGTGGCTTGCGCCGGGCGCGCGATCGTCAGCGCGGCACCGGATCCACGCGCCGACCGAGCTGCGATCGCGCCGGACGCGGAAGCGGAGACGCCTGCGGGAACGGAAAGGCGCGCTGCGGCGCCCGACACCAGAGCGGCGGGTTTGGAGATGTCGGCCGACGCGCCGGTTCCGATCGACGCCGGATCAGCGACGGCTGCCGACGCGCCGCGCGGGACCGATCCGTGCAGCGAGAGACGCGCGCTCGCCGTCGTGCTTGCCGCAGCCGGCGTCGAGATATCCGCGCTTGCGCCGACCGGGGCAGCGCCGCTCTTTGCAAGGGCTGCGGTCGCGCCGGATGCCTGCGTGGCGCTCGCGCGCAGAGCCGCGCTCGCCGGGCTCGACGCGTTCGCTTTTGCCGCGATCGTCGCAGACGCGCCCGCAGGCTGCGATGCGGATTTCGTGAGCCGTGCGGACGCCGAGGCGCTGTTGTTCGACGGCGTGGCGAGATCGGCGCTTGCGGGGGATGTCGCTGCGGCCGCCGCGGAAAGCCTAGTGGTCGCAGTCGCGGATTGGCTCGCGGTGCGCGCGACGCTCGCGGACGCCGGGATCGCATCCGCTCCCAAGGTCGAGAGGGTCGCCGTCGCCCCAGACGGCTTTGCCGCGGGCAAAGAGAGCGCGCCGGTCGCGGGCGTTGGCGACGTCGCGGAGGCCGCAAGGCGCGCCGTCGCTGCCGAAGATTGACTCGCCGGTCGCGCGATCGTCGCCGAGGCGGGAACGCCGTCCGCGCTTCGCGTCGCGATCGTGGCCGCGGCGCCCGAGGACTTCGTCGCCGGTATCGCGATCGCACCGGATGCCGAACGCGCAGAGGCGCTTGGCGCCGCGAGTGTTCCCGACGCCGATGCCGTTTGCGATGCGGGCTTCGCGATCGTGGCGCTCGCGGGCGTGGGCGCGGTGGCCGGATTCGAGACCGCCGCCGACCCGCTACTTGAGATCGACGCCGATGCCGCAAGGTCGGCTGTGGCCGTTGCCGTCTTCGCGGCGCGCGTTCCGAGCTGCGCCGTTGCGTTCCGCGTCTTTGCGGCCGTGACGGCAAGCCTCGCGGTCGCCGTCCCCGTCGCTTGCGTGACCAGCGGCGCGAGGACGATCTGCGTGTTGATCGGCGAGTTTGCCGCACTCGACCACACGATCGTCGACGCGGCACCCGAGGTGTTCGCGTACGTCGCCGACGCCGTCTGAATTGTGTAGCTCGACGCCGTGCCGCCCGAGACGTCGTTGACGTACGTGCCGACGCTCGGATTTGTCGCAACGCCGACGAGCGTCGGGGACGTGTCGAACGCGCAGAAAAGATACAGCGAGACGGAGTTTGTATCCGTGGGCGTGCAGCTCGGACCCGCCTGCGACGTGCTTTGCGACGGCGAGTTGAAGACGACCTGATCCAAGCCGGAGCCGGAATACTCGAACGCCACGATCGTTGCACGATTCACGTTCGCGGAGAACGTGATCGTCAGCGTATCGGAGCCGGTCGCCGTGCGCGTGTAGACCGATTGATTATTCGGAGAATTGCTCGTGTTCGCGGCCAGCGTCCAGCCCGACGACGGCGTCGCCGTGATCCCCGTTGTCGTGGCCCAGCCGACGACCGCGTACAGCTGGTTGCCGCTCGTCGAACCCGTGCAGGGGATCGACAGGCTCGTGCCCGTGCCCGCGGTCGAGAACCCCGAAGACGCCGGGGTGTGCACCGGGGCCGAAATCGCCACGAGCTACCCTCCGGGTTAGGCCGGCACTCTCGAGGGCCCGCGCGTTTCGTGCTCGTGCGCGAGCGCCTCGGCGAGCGATGCGTGCGTCACGACGTCGCCGTTTGGATAGACCTGCGTGACTTCTTCGGTCTTGTCCGCGAGCACGCGGCCAAAGACGAGCGACTCCATGTAATGGGAGCCGCCGTCGTGGCGATTCGTCACGGTGCGGTGCCCGTACACGATCGCCATCCCGGGCTCGATTTCGACCGAGAGCGACGCGAGCGATTGGTGGTGGAGCGTCTTCGGGACCGCGTGGAACATGAACGGCGCGAAGTCCGTGGTCGCCTCGAACGCCGGGATCGTGACGTCGACCTTGACCGGGTTGTGCGCGTAGTCCGCCGCGTCGGCTTGCCCGATCACGATCGGCTTCCACACGCCGGGGATGTCGACGAAATGATTGCGGTGCGCGGTCGGACTCGTGGGTTCGTCCTGGCAGTCGCACGGATCGTACTCTTGCACGACGACTTTCTTGTCGCGCGTGACGGCCCAGAAGTACGACGCGACGCGATCGTCGTTGATCCACGCGTTCCGCCACGCGATCTCGTCACGATGCGACTGCGCCACGGATTTGATCGGCGCGACGAGTTCGGAACCGGCCGGAGCCGGGGCATCGAGATGATCCAGCATGGTTAGCTCCACGTGTAGTTACCCGTCACGAAGGGGCTCGGGAAGATCGCGTTGCCGCCGGCCGCGCCGCTCGTCGACTGGAACTGCATGCAGAAATACGCGCTGTACGAGCCGACCGTGTTCGCCGGCGCCGTGAGACTCGTTCCCGGCGTGCCCGTGTCCCCCGTGACCGCATTTGTCGCAACCGTGGACGTCGTCGCGACGGGCGTCGCGTACGAGACGTTCGCTGCGTACTTGGCCGCCACGGTCGACGAAGAGCCGCCCGAATCGGTTGCGGCCGTCGCCGAGTACGCTATGCCCATCGCGCTGATGTTGTTCGGCGCGACGCCCGTGACTTTGAAGCGCTCGTATTTCTCGAAGCTGTTGTTGCCGACGGCGACCGCGTTGAGTCCCGAGAGCGTATTCGTCGATGCGGCGTCGACGGAAGCGAACGCGACGGTCGGCACGTTATCCGTCACCGTCGCCGCAGCGGTATTCGTCTCGCTGAGGACGAGCGTGGGTGCGGCCATCTGCGGCTCCTTAGCTCAATGGTTGTGAGGATCGATGTCGGGACCGAAGATGAGGGAGATCAGCGCGATCGCGATCATGGCGACGACGACCACGACGACGATGTATTCGAAATCGTCGCTGCCGATCGCCGTCACGGGGCGGCTTTCGAAGACCGCCTTCGGCGCGGTTCCGGTTCAGGCTCGGCGGTGAGTGGCAGCGGAACATCGACCGGCTCGGCGTGCAGAGACATCGCGATGAGCCCGAGCAGCCAAAGCGCCGTCGATCCCATTTGCAACGCGATCATCGTGAGCGACGGCTTCCCGAGGACCGCGACACTCTCGTCGGCCTGAATCGCTTGCGAGCACGTCTCGCAGACGCCGTCGACGACGAGCCCGATCTCTTCGCGCGTCACGCGCACGCACCGCCGCCGGACGCACCGCTGAATTTGCGGATGTATTCGTCGCCGCCGATCGCCTTCGCGAGCTGCATGCAGTATTCGCGGTAGAGGCCACGCCGCGCGCCGACCTCATCGGGCCGGAATGCGATCACATCCGCCTTCGTGAGCCACAAGCTCAGTGACGCCTGGGTCATCGCGTTCGCCAAGAAGTCGCAGATCGCGATCAGTCCGTACACGGTTTCCGAGACGTTGGTCGTTGGATTGGTGAACGTCGCCTGGACCGGACAGACCGAGCCCGGATCCTCGACGACGAGGTTCGTGCGGCCGACGACGCTCCCGGAGAGAGCGAACGGCGTCGACGACGGTCCCGTGACGATCAGCTCGGCGAAGTACGGCGGCAGATATTGCGGCGAGAATAGGTCCGCCGGCATCGCGCCGACCGCACTGTATCCCGCAGCCTGAGCCGCGGCGTTGAACGCGAGCGCCGAATTCAAAGCGATCGAGAACGTCGGCGCCGCTTCGGACGGATTCACCGGATTCGACGCGGGGTTGAGATCGTTCGAAGTGACGGTGTAGCTCGCGGCGATCGGCGAACCCGACGCGGGCGCGAGCGTGTACGTCAGCACGTCGCCGACGGCCGGGGCGCCGTTGATCGCGTACGAGCCCATCGCGTTGCCGGTGAGGATCTGCTCCTCACTCGGCTGCATGTTGCTCATCTTGTATTCGAGGTCTTCGAAGAATCGCGAGAACCGCCAACCGGCGAGACGTCCCGCCTGCCCGGTTCCCGCGAATCCGATGTTGAGGTGACGCCGTACCGCGATCCGCTGGTGCTGCGTCAACATCGACTACCCTCGTTTCGTTTGGAACGCCTCGAAGCTACGCGCGGAGAACCGATTCGAGGTAGATCAGCGCGACGCCGGCACCGAACTGAACGTCCGCGCGCGTTTTCATGTCGAGGTCTTCGATCTCGAGATCTTCTTGCTCGTCCGCGCTTTTCTCAGGATCGAGAACGAGCGCGTCGAACCGTTCGAACGCGTCTTTGTATTCGGCCGGCACGAAGCTCTTGAGCACGCTGTACGCCGCCCCATCGATACGAGCCATCCGCTTTTTCGCGTACTCGACTTTTGGGGCCGACTCGCGATCCTTGAGCGCGACATCGACGTTCTTCTCAGCGCCGCTCGGGACGACGCCCTCATGCGCGCCACCCGCGATGCCACCGCGACCGGTTGGATCGTCCTCGCTCTTGCGAACCGATTCTTTGGGGAGCGCGGGCGTGATGACGGGCGTCACGGGGTTTTGCGCGCCGTCGATGAGCTGCCACGCGATCAGGATCGCTCCGCGGACGGCGGTGTTCGCGAGAGCTTTGGCGTCGGAGATCGCGCGATCGTTGTGAAGATACATGCTAATCGTTTTCCTTCGCGGCTGCCGCGTTTAGAGAAAGGGTGTTGCGAGGCTTGTACCCCGCAACACCCTTTCCAATGCTAGAACGACGATGCGGCCTGAAGCAGCACGCCGCGCTTGTACCGCGCGAAATCCGACGTGTTGATGATGTACGGATTCGACGCCTTGTCGGTGCCGGGCTGGAAATCGCCGACGTATTTGTACGTCATCTTCACGACTTCGTTTGCGCGATCGAGCGGCGCTTGCGTGATCATCCGGATACGATCGATCCACCGCGAGTCGGTGATGTCGCCCGCGCGCGCCGCGACGGTCTGCGCGTTTTTTGCACCGATGAACGGGTGCTCGCTGATGACGTCCGCTCCGAACGCGAACGCGTGCCGCAGCGCGAATCCGCCGGTCGGCGCTTGGTACACCGGGACCTGAGAGCACTCGACAAACTCGACGCCCCAGCCCTTGGCGATGATGCCGTTCTCGAACACGGGCGAACGGTCGAACGTGCCCTGCGTGGCGATCTGGAAACCCTGATCGCTGTAGAACGCGCCCAAGAGCGTCGCGTCGATCGCCACGCCGTAGAGACCGTTCGAGAGGCGCGGCACGCGTCGGCGAGAGAGGAGCGCGACCATCTGCGGGATCTGGATCGACGGGGCGACGATGTTGGTCGCCGCCATGCGATACGCGTCCTGCACCATGACGCCCGCGTTGAGCGGACGCACGACGTACGAGCCGTCTTTGTACGTCGGGTTGAAGGTCGTCGTCGACGGATTGTTCGGGTCCATCGCGACGATGCGATCGCCGAGGGCGCACGTGATGTTGGCGTCGAGCGTGAGGACGCCCGAGAAACCGTACGCGGTCGCGCCGGTCTGCATGTAGCTTGCGTTCGAGCCGTCCGCGGTTGCGCCAGTGACGTTTGCCGACCCGATGACGGCGCCGGACGACCCGCTGATCACGAGGATCGCGAGTTTGTTGGTCGTTGAGACTGGCTGCGGCAGGCCGTACGACGGGACGTTCGCCGTCGGATACGCCGTCGAGAAGCCCGTGATGTTGTCGACGTGGACGGAATTCGCAGCGGCCGCCGCTGCGGTCGCCCACGTGTCGCCGGAATCGTACGCGGCCATCGCGCGCAGCCAGCACACGTTTTCGAGCGACGTTTCGGCGGCTTCCGCGAGTTCGACCATGTCGTCTTCGTAGAGATCGCCGAGCAGCGTCTCGTTGCCGAGGACGTTGAGGTTGACCGCGCCCGCCCATTCGTTGAGGAACGAGACCCACTGCTCGAAACCGCGCGTGACCGGCGTCAGGCCGTTGTCGAGACCGGTGTTGTTCGCCGGATTGAGCGCCGTCGTGCTCGGCGTGATCGCGCCGGTCCGCGTGAAGGTCTTCGATTCGCCGATCCGCGCGTCGAAGTATTCGAGCGAACGCTGCGCCGCAGCCGCGCGCAAAACGCGTTTCGCGCGAAGCGCTTTACGGAGGAGTCGATCGAGATAGTTCTGTTGCTCGATGACATTGATGATCGCATTCGGCAGACCATTGCCGGCTGCTCCTGAGTTGATTGCCACGATGGCCTCCCGTTGGATGCGAGTGAGATGTGTCGAATACAGCCCTCGACCGTCCGGTGAGAACTACACCCGGCCACCGCGTCCGCAGGCGCCACAGGCGTTTTGCGCGATCGTCGCGCGTTGGGAAATCTTCGGTTAGAGCCGACCGCTCCGGAGCGCCGCGCGCTTCTCCTCGAACTCTTTGTCCGAGAGTGCGTTCCAATCGATGCCCTTCGCGGGCTTGCCCGTCGGGTTCGGCCGTGTGAATCGGCCGTTCTCGTCGCGCGCGCGCTCGTCGGCTTCCGGATAGAGATGCGGCTTCGCCTTGGCGTGCTCTTCGATGAGCGCGTTCACGGCTTCAGCATCGACTTCGCCGTCGTCGACCTTGACCTTGGACACGTCGAGCATGTCCACGAGGTCGGCGTCGATGATGCCGCGCTCTTTCGCTGCGGCGCGTAGCGCTTGCATCGTCAGCCGCGCGTCGCGTTTCGCGATCTTGTCCGCGAGCTCGGCGCGCGCGTCCTCGGCCGCCTTCTTCGCGGCCTTGTCGCCGCTCTCGATCGCCGCCGCGAGCTTTTTCTCAAGCGACTCGAGCCGCTGATCCATCGTCAGCTTTGCCTTCTCGGCATCGTCCTTCGCCTTTTGCTCGTCCGCCTTGCGCTTGTCGTCCTCGGCTTTGCGCGCCGTCTCGGCGTCACGCAGCGTCTTCGCCTCGGCCTCGGCTTTCTCGGCGCGCTCGCGGCTGGCTTTCGCCTCGGCGTTGAGCGTCTTTACGACGTCGAGACCCTTCTCGACGCCGAGCTCTTTGAGGTGAGCATCGAATTTCGCTTGCTCTTCGGCGGTCAGTTCGACAGGCATGAATCCCCCTCGCCCGTCCAGGCGAAGATCTTTAGAGAGCCCCGTGTCCTCGGAGCGTTAGGGTTTTGGTTTGCCGCGACCGACGGGCGGAACATTGCCGTTCGTCGGCGTCGGTGCCGGCGGCGGATTGCGCTCCGCTTCCGTTTGCAGATCGCCTTTAATCGTGTCGTAGGCGTCGTGGAATCCAAGATCGCCCGAAAGGCGCGCGCCGATGACGTCGGGAGCGATGAGCTGCACCGGCGCTTGCACCGTGCCGCCCGCAGCGAGCTGCAGGCCCTCGACGTGATAGAAGAGCTCCTGGCCCTTGAGCGTCTCGTCGTTCGGCCAATCGAGCGTGATGCGCGCGTCGTCCGGAATGGCGATCGTTTCGATGCCAAGCGATGAGCAGTCGAAGATGCCCGCACGGATGCCATATATCGTCAAATTGAGGAGACCGAGCATGAGCCCGATGCCGTACGGTCCGCGAAGACGACGTACGAGCCGTCGCAGCGGCTTGAGACTCTTGTCGATCGCGGTCCCGGACGGTGCGCCCTTGAGGTGCTCCGCGCGCGACTTCGTTCCGCCGAGCACCTCGAGCGCGTACTCACGGCAATCCCGAACGTATTCGCGTTCTTCTGAAATTCCGTTCGCGGAGATCTCGAGGAGCTTCGCGTCGTCGCCGACGATCGTTTGACCCACGCCGCGGACCGGATCGCCACCGTCGGAGATCTGCGAAGACGAAGCCGCTGCGAATTCCGAGGCGTCGTTGTAGCCGCCGGGGCCGATGTTCATGTCCCCGACGAGGCCCGACTTCTTGATGAAGAGCATCGGATCGGCCGCGTACCGAAGCCCGCGACCCGCTTGCGAAAGCGTGTAATCCACCTCGACGCAGATGTTCCGGATCGGCCACCAGAGGCACGGCCCTTCCGTGTCGCGCTGCCTCCCGCCAGGATGCTTCACGTACACCGCCGGCACCATCGCGCCGAAGCCGTGCGATTCTTTTTGAAACTCGGCGAACTCGATGACGTTGCCCTGGTTGTCTTTTTCGCCGAGCTGCGCGAACTTTTCGTCCGAGAGCGGACGATAGTCGATGATCGCGTTCGGGCCGACCACGTACCGGTACCAGTACGTCTTCTGGCCTTCGTTCCCGATTTCGAGCGTGATGCCGGGGAATTTCTGCTCGGCCTGCTCATCCGTGATCGGATACGTCACGACGAGCGCGAGCAGGCGATTCGATCGCTCCGCGTACACGGGCTCGCACCATTTCGCCGGCAACACGTCGTAGAACGGCAAGCCGTCCGCGCCTTTGTGGACGACGACGCCCACCGCGCCGATGACGCCCTCTTCGTACGCCTGGGCCATCACCGATGCGAAATTCAAGCCGTACGGACCGACGAGATCGGAGACGGCCTTCGAGGCGTCTTCGTCCTGATCGCCGTTGACGAGCACGGCGAGTGTCGGGAATTGCTCATCGCCGAAGAGCTCGGCGAGTGTGTCTTGCGTGATCTCGTAGGCGAGATTGAAGTCGACCGACGGCCGCCGCTGCCGGATCGGCACGTAGCCTTGGCCCGGCGCCTTTTCGGTTTCGAACGACCAGGTCAGGTGATCGTAGAGCTCGCCTCTGAGCATCTTCTCGAGCGCCGTGAGGCGCGCGAACCGATCGCTCGCGCCTTCCGGCAGCGTTGCGGCGAGACCGTCGACGAGCTCGCGAAACGCCACACGATTACCTCACGAGAGACCATTCGACCGAATCGGGACGCCGTGCGAGTTCGGCTTCAACCCAACAGAGATAACCGATGCCGTCGGAAAGATGCGTTCGCTTCTTGCCCTCTTCGGAGGACGTATCGCGCTTGTCGATCTCGTTCTTGCCCGGCACGAATTGGACGAGGTTGAAGTCGTTTACGAGCTGCGGGCACGTTTCGCTCGAGGTGACGAACCCGACGCGACCGTTGACGTTGAACCATTCCCGCACCGCCGTGATGCGATCGACGACCGGCGGATTTCGTCGCTGGACCTTCCAGTCGAATTTGATCCGCGCAGCGGTAAGCTCGCGGCGAAGGATCGACCAGACGCTGCGCACCGATTCGTTCGCGTCGATCGTTTGCGATCGGCCGCCGCCGGACGCGTCTCCGTAGATGACGAGCCCCGATCGCCGCGCGAAGTCCCCGTGACGACGAATGAACTCCGCGACGACGTTCTGGATCGCCGAGTCGGGCAAGAATATCTCGTCGAGGACGTAGATCACGCGCCGCTGATAAGCCGGGTTCGTCGGCTCTTCGATGCGCTTCGTATTTCCGGGAACGCCTGTCGGCACGAAGCGCGTGATCGATGGCTGCGCGTGAATCTGTGAGACGGTCGATGCCATCCACGAGACGTTGAAGTCGAGCGCCCATCGCAGCGGCTTGCTTGGATCGAGCGAGAACGGTGGAAGCGGCGGCGGGATCGGCTCTTGTGGGCACGCGGCGCGCAGCCCCTCGATCGTATTCTTGTTCGCGTCGAACCCGCGATACACGCCGGTCGCGATTGTGCCCCAATGCCCCTCGATCTCACGAGCGTGACGCTCTTTCGGAATCGTCTCGAGCTGGAACGGCAGATACGACGGATCGATCCGTCGATGGATCACGTTCTCCCAGAGGCTCATCCGATAGCACGGATAGATGCCGGCCCACTGCTTTTCGAAGAGATCGTACAGCCAATGCCCGACCGGCGGCGGATTGAAAGTCAGTCGGATCTTCGGCAGCAACCCCGGATAATGCGCGATCGCGCTCGGCGACGGACGAAGGCGACCGACGAGCGTGATGAACGTTTCTTGGCCCGACTCCCACGTCTGCGGCTCTTCAACGACGACGAAATCCATTTCGAGCGAACGAATCTGCTCACGCTGTTCAGCGGAGAGACTCTCGACGACGGCACCGGTCTTCAGGAATTTGAACGTCGGCCGCGGGCTCGTCGTGTAGCGATACGCGATGTTGTACGCGTCACACAGACCGCGAAGCGTCTTGAAGAAGCCTTTGTGGAGCTGCGTGAACGAGGCGCCGATCGCGCCGAAGGATGCGAGCGGGTGTACGGCCTGTTCTTCGATGAGGCCCCACGCCGTGCAGTACGTCTTGCCGGAACCGATGCCGCCGCGCGCCGCGACGACCTTGCGATCGTCCGCGATGAACAGGAGCTGCTTCGGGAGGAGCTTGACTTTCTTCACGCGAGGCGCTTGGCTTCCGCGAGCGCCTCTTCGTCGATGGTGAAGGTAAACGCATCGTCGGCCTGCTCGACCTCGCCGTCACTCGGCTTCCCGGTCGTGATGCCACGCACGAGGCGATCGGACTCGACGAGCCGCGTGAGCGATTCGACTGACGTCCGGTTCATCTCGACGATCGAACGGAGTTGCGCCGGCTTTGTCAGGTCGATCGCGTCGATGAGCGTGCCGATCTTCGCCTGGATCGCGTCTTGGAGATCGAGCGCGCGCTGGACACGCGCGGCTTGACCGCCCATGTGCGCCGTCACCGCGGCTTTCATCGCCTCGGACACCACTTCGGCGCCTTGAGTGGCGTTACGGTGGCGTTCTTGCGTCCATCCCTCTTTGGAGGCGCGCTTTTTTACCGTGGTAACGTCGATGCCGAATTCGTCGGCGCACTGTTGCGATGTGTAGCCGCGGACGACATACGCGGTTCGAACGGCGATCCAGTTGACACCGCGCGGGCCACCGGACCGTTTGCGATCCTCTGCCATCGGCGACGTGCTCCGTCTCGGTAATCGGTCAAGGGCGGTATCCGACGCGCCGCGCCGCCCACACGGCCCCTCAGCGTCGGCACGGGGAAAGGACGAAAATCCGTGCCGCTTCGCCGCGCCGGAATCTTTGGTCGGGCTTGTTGGCCTCGCGGCTAGGCGCCGACGCTTTGTTCCGGGTCGGGCTTTGGCGCGTCGAGGAACGGTGCGAGATCGGCGTCGCTCAGGAGGCCCTTGACTTTGAGCACCTCGAGGAACGCGATGAACATTTCGCGCGTGACGGGTTGTGGTGGCGGGGTCACGTAGTCGACGGACATCAGCGCCTCTTCTTTTTCTCGACCAGGATCGGCGAAGTTTTCTTCGTGGGCGCTTTTGCGCTCGGAGCTTTCCGTTTCGGCTTGGGCGGTGCGAGCACGATGTCGGGATCGACGGCGGGCGGACCCGCGCGATCGATCCACGGGATCATCTCGTGCACCTCGGCCTTGGGCTTCGGCGGCTTCTTTACGCCGTTGCCGGCGAGGATGATGGCGACGAGGATCGCGATGACCAGGAGCAGCACGGCGAGCATCGCCCAGACGACGGGCTCGTCGATGAGATCGGCGACGATCATGCGATCGGCTCTTGGCCGGGGACCGGGAACGTTTTGCCGCAGCCACATGCGGTGACGCGCGCGTTCACGATCTGTGGTTTTCCGTACGAGCCGCACTCGTGGTTCGCGCACGTTCTCGTCTTCTGGCCCTTCGGCATGCGATCGTCGTCTCCGTCGGCTATCGGTCGAGATTGGGGATCGGCGGCTGTAGCACGTTCGCGAGCGCGCGGACCGCGGCGGCGTCGGCCGGATCCATCGAGCGTAGCGAGAGGCCGTTGCGCCATGCGCGGTGCCACGCTCGCGTTTCAAACGCGTACCACTGGGCGGGCGAGGTGATGTCGCCGGGACGGAGCTCGTAGTTCACGCTAACCGCGGCGAGCGCGCCAATGCTCACGATGAGCGGCGCGGCTGCGCTTGGGCCTGCTCGTGGTCGAATGCGGTGACGGCGCCTTTGCGGCCGTAGACCTCGGCGGTCGCGCGGCGATTTGTATCGTCAATGCCGGTGACGAGACGATGGTAGATCGCCTCACGGACGATGCGGCCGGTTGCGCTCCGACGACGTGCCATGCGACCTCCCGAAAAATTCTTCGGATAGGGGTTGACCGTGACAGTTACATGCCGTATTATTGTGACAGTTACAGCGCACCAAACGAAAGCGAGCCGAGCGTGAACATCGAAGTCGAGATCAAGTCCAACTACGGAACCGAAGCGATCTACCCGGTCAACGCAGCGGCGAAGACCCTTGCCGCGATCGCCGGCACGAAGACGCTGCGCCGCGACACGATCGCGCACGCGAAGTCGCTCGGCTACACCGTGACCATCGTCAGCCCGGTCGTGGCCCTCTGATGGCCGCGGCGAAGATGACCGAGCGCGAGAAGCTCGAGGGGCGGCTCGAAGCCGCGAAGATCAACGGCGGTGCGTCGGCCGCGATCCCGCGCGGGAACGATCGCTACACGGTCGAGGGTCGCGCCGGAGCGCGCTACACCGTTCAGGTCTTCAACCTCGAAACGATGGCGTGCGATTGCAAAGCGGGGATCAACGGCGTCGCATGCTGGCATGCGGCGGCGGTCTACCTGCGGATCGTGGCGGATCGCGCCGTCGCGGCATGACCGGGAGGCGTCACTGTCACGGCGAAGGAGCCGTGATGGCAGATGCAGCGGAGCGGAAACGACAGCAGCGCGCGCGAGCGGCGGCGAACGGGATGTGCATCGCCTGCACGAAGCGCAAGCCGCGCGCGGGGAAGGCGACGTGCAAGCCGTGCGCGGAGGCATCGGCCGAGCGGATCAAACGCATGCGCGCGGAGGGGTCGCTCTAGCCGCGCGCTACGACCCGCGATCCGTGTCTGTTCGGTGTAAGAAATCGCGCGGTCAGCGTGCGCACCTGCTCTTCACGATGTCGCGCGCGCTGCGCTTCGAACATCTCGTGGAACGCCGGGATCGCAAACGTCCCCGCGCGTGACGATCGCAGCCACGTCTCGAGCGTCTGCCGACTGATGCCGGCGGCCTTCGCGCATTCCGCTTTGCCTGAACCTTGCGCGGCGGCGATGAGCACCTGCGCGACCGCAGCGGATGTCGCTTTGGACGTCATCTTGACGTTGCCGTTACGACATCAGTACGCGTGCGGGGGAAGGGCTCAGGCTCGGAAAGTTCGGCGCCTGTTTGAAAAATCGACGATTCTTCGGGTCGGCGTAGGCCCATTATACCATCCCGGCTCACGAGCCGTAAATCGCAACGAGCGCGGCGAACGCGACGGTGAGGATCATTCCGGCGATGAGATACCGCATCACGCGGCCTCACGATACCGGATTCGCTCGCCGTCTTTCGTGCGCGCGTACGTCGAGAGCGCGGTGCGCGCGGAGCCGGGATCGAACCCGAGCACGCGCACGTGCGCTTCGGACAACCCGTAGACCTCGAATGATTTCGCGCGCCCGTTCTTCGGCTTCGGTTCGACCGCCGCTCGATACGACGGGTCGGCGATCATCTGCCGGATCGTCGCCGCGACGTGATCGCGCAGCACTTCGACGGCAAGGCCGGGCTGCCGGTGGTAAAATTCGAGCTCGCCGATCGTGAGACCGCGCACCTCGTAGCGCACGGGAATGACGATGCCGCCCGTCGCCGTGCCGGCCATCTCGCCGCCGCCGCCGCGCTTAGCCTTGGCCTTCCCGCCGCTATCGCAGCCGCCGCCCTTGCCGACGATCGTATAGTTCGGCCGCAAGGTTCGCTCGTCGACGTCGTTCGCGTGGTAATCGAATTTGCCGTCGACGATCCATCTCGGGTCGGCTCCCTTCGGTTCGTCGAGCTGCGGGAAGAAGTGGTACCGGTCCGGTCGACCGTCCGCGATCGGAAGATCGGGCGCGACGTCGAGCGCTCGCGGCGTCCACGGGATGTCGTCGTCGAGCGCGACGGCCCCGAACTCACCGACGTAGTGCGTGGGGCTCGCGTCGGGATCGTCGAGCGCGGCATCGAGCGGGAAATCCGGAAGGCCGGCAGCGAGATCGTCGAAAGACGGCCGCTCCTCGTAGAGACGCGCTCGCTGGTGATCCCGGACGCTCATCGACGCTCCTCGCACCGGAAGGCTGATGAGCGCGCCCATTCGAAGGCGACATCGTGCCGGTCCTGTAGACCCACGACGTAAACCCACCGGGTGACAAAACTTGCATAAACCCGGATACAACTCGGACGAAAATCGCGAGAATACGCTCAGGAACGCTGAGCACAAAGGCCGTTTCCGGTGAAACAAGCCTTCCAAGCAGAAGTCGCGGGTTCGATTCCCGCCGCCCGCTTACGAAATTCGCGATCGTAGACCCACCGGTGGACCCACGGATCGCTCAGCCCAGAAGCGAATCCATCCGATCGGCAGCCTCCGCACCCATGCCGGGGAGCACGTGCGCGTAGAGGTTGAGGGTGATGTCCGACTGAGCGTGACCGAGAATCGACGAGACGACTTTGACGTTCACGCCCGCCTGAAGCATCAAAGTCGCGGCGGTGTGGCGAAGATCGTGAAAACGTATGCGCGGCACGTTCGCGCGCGCGATCGCGTCGTCGAATTGGCGCGTCAAACGCCGCGCGAGATACGGCTCTCCCTGTTCCGTCGGGAAGACCCACGGCGTGGCGCGCAGCCCTTTTGCGAGCAGCGTCGCGCGCTGCTTCGCGATCGCCGCGGCCGCTCGCGAGGGAAGCTCGATCGTGCGTCGGCTGCCGTGCGTCTTGGCCTCTGCGATCGCACCCGCTTCGGTGGCCGTGTGCTGCACGTGGATCCGATGCGCTTTGAGATCGACGTCGCTCCACCGTAGCCCGAGGAGCTCGCCGCGGCGCATCCCGACCGAGAGCGCGAGACGGTAGAGCGGTGCGAGCCAATCGTCGGACGTCGCGTCGAGGAACGCGCGCGCTTGCTCCTGCGTCCACGTCGCCATGGTCTTTCGCTCGACGCGCGGCCGGTGCGATCGCTCGACCGGGTTTCGTAGGACGCCTGCGCCGATCCACCGGGCGAAGAGGCTGCGCAGCCGCAGAAAGACGAGCTCGCGGACGCGTGGCGACGTGCCGATCCGCTCGAGCCGCTCAAAATGCGCGCGCACGTGCATCGGCTTGATCCGATCGAGTCGCATCTGCGCGAAAACCGGCGCGGCCTCGACCACGTGCTTGCGCAGCGTCCCTTCGTAGCCGACCCACGACTTCGCGCGGATACGCGGTTTCTGCTCGTTAAGCCACGCGGTGATCGCGTCTTCGAGCGTGAGCATCGCGCCGTCGTGCGCCACCGTCTCGACATTCTCGGCCCGAAGCCGACGCAGCGCCTCGCGGGCCGCGGCTTCGGTGTCTGCGTATCGCGTGATGCGGCGTCGGTGCTCGCGACCGCCGATCGAAATCTTCGCGACCCACCGGCCGAGGGAATCCTGGAACACGGTACCGTCTCCGGCACGGGCACGTTGCCGCGGTTTACGCGGCACGTTACTCTATGCCGACGAAACGAGTGCCCTGAAGGACGATGCGCCGTTTGCAAGCGGGGCAATCAAAGCCGAGGCGGGTGCCGGGCGGCGAGAGCGCTTGCGTTCCGCACCATGGGCACGGTCCCGTCATCGACGTCAGGCCCATGAGCGGCCCGACGATCGGCCCGAAAAGACCGATAACGATCATGGGAACTCCGATGATCGCCCCGATCCCGGTCAGGCAGAGAAGCGCCCCTGGCAGGATGAGTCCGGCCATCAACGCGCCGCTGAGGCACCCGACGGTAGCGCCCGTAGCTTTCGCTGATCGCGCTTCAGTTTGCGGCATTTACCGGAAAAGGTTCGGGGTGTCGGCTTCGACCCAACACGCCGCGTGCGCGTCTGGGCCGCTGAGCATCCGCATACGCATTTCGAGCCCACCGAATCCGTCGCGATCAAGCACGAGGACACGCTCGCCGGCTGCCAGTGGAATCGCGTCGGCGGTCGCCTCTCGGTAGCCGTCGTTGTCGTTTTTTGTTATGGCGTCGAGCATCGCGTGCAACTCGTCTTTTGTCGCCGTGCAAGCCATACCCGAAATGCTATCCCCGATCGTGCCTTCTTGGCCGATTAGAGGCGGGGTACCGGGTTCAGGCGCGTCTGGTGCATCGGTAGGCGCGTCCGTTGCGACGGCCGCCGCGACGGATCCACCTGCGCCGGAATGCGAGTCGGACATGGCCGCGCTTCCGAACCACGCGCCGCACAGGACGATGAACGCGACCCCTGCGCCGGTACTCTGTTTTTTGCCGATGCAGGCGACCAGCACGATTGCCGCCAGCACGGCGGTCCATCCGAGAAACTCAGACATGCGTGGATCGCTTAGGGTTTGGGCACGCTCGACAAAACGGTGCTACCGTCGGGGCATGGCAAGCGAAGCAACGAATACTAACCGAAATGTCAATGACTTGCGTCCCAGGAATGTGGGGCCTATACTGCCGATAACAATTTTTCGCGGACCCCAATCCAAAAGCCGATCTTATACGTTGCGACCGACCGGTAGCGAGGAAACCGTCCACAATGGATGACCGGGCAACTGGTGACGACGCCGTTACGAGACAGCGCAATAACGTCGTGCCGATCACGACTGATCCCCTTGTATGGGCTTACGCTTCGATTGGATCAGTTCGCGCAAGTTGCGCCGCACGTCGAGTTCGCCTAGAAGCTCTTCAAGGGCAGCAACCGTTGCTTCCAGATCGGCAGATATCCCCGGAATTTCCGCCGTCAGCACTTCAACTGATCGAAGGCGGGCTTCTATCGCGGCTCCGTCGCGCCCGATAGCGCCGAGCGGGATCACTGGGCCGACGTTGCGATTCGGTCGATCGTTTTTCTCTGACCTTTTGAGCGCCGCCGCAACGGCTTCGTCTAGCATTTCCTCGACCAGATCATCGTGAAGCTGATCGACAAGAGCGGCGTCGCGAGAAGCGTCGTCACGAGGCTCGGGTTCACAAATCAGATACCAGGGCGACACGCCCAAGTATCTCGCGAGACGCAGCCCTCCGCGAAGCTTCAGGGTCCGGGTCGTTCCGTCTTTGATTTTTCTCAGGGCCGTCATCGTCAAACCGAGCTGGTCCATCAACTGGCCGTCGGTCATATTGGCCGTCAGGCGATTGAACCGCTCGGTGAAGGTCTCATCCCGCTCTAACTCGCCCACTCAGCGAGAATAAACAAAGAAGAGAACGCTTAGGGGTTTACAAAAGAGAACTCCTAGGTGTAAGATCGCGGCATGACCTTCGATCAAGCTCTCGCGCACGCGATGGCAGCGAACAACATGCTGGACGAGCACGTCGCGATCGCGTCCGAACTCTCGATCTACACGATCCGCGATCTGCGGCTCGGTTATTCGAAGAACCCCCGGCGCACGACAGTCTCGGCGCTGAAGCGCGCGATCCCCGGCTTTGCGGAACTTCTGGCAAACGGTGTCGCGGCGTAACATGGCTGGCGACGAAATCGTACCAGCGACGAATCCCAGGCCGCGTGGACCGCGCGGGACCTTCGAGCAGTCGCTCTTGGCAGCAACCCAAGAGCAATTCATGGAGACGATCGCGCACTGCGATCTCGTCTCCGACGCGGCCCGGCGCGCGGGTCAACTCGATCTCGTTCTGACGATCGAGGACATTCGCGCACGGCTCGTCATCGCGAACCGCCGCCTCGATCTCGGTGAAGCGGCGTGAACGCCGTCATCAAGTGGCCCGAGGGTCACACCGACGCGCGGCTCTACACGCGCGCCGAGGTCGCCGAGCTCATCGGCATCTCGACCGTCAGCGTCGTGCGCTACGCCGAGTCGGGCTTACTTCGCGAGCATCGCATTCCGCCGGCGCGCGGCACGCGATCGCTCCCGCGCTATCGGCGCGATGCGATCCAAGCCTTTTTCGACAGCGGCTATCTTCGCCGCGCATCGTCCCCTAAACACACTCACAAATAAGAAAACCCGGCGACCGTAAATCGCCGGGTTTCGGAGGCCGTCTTGCAACAGCAGTCTACCCCACTTTCCCCGTCGCCGTCAACCGGACGCTATTTCGTCCTCGGTGGCGTGATCTATCTCAAGCTCCCGATCGCGGCCGTCGCCGCGCCCGCACCGTCGCCGTCCCCGGAGGTCGCGTAACATGCCACACGGCCTTCCCGCGGGCGTCTCCTACGACGACATCGACGGCGGTGTCACCGGCGATTGCGAGAATTGCGAGCTCGCGATCCACGACGACAACGAGTCGCGTGAGGTCGACGTGTATCGCCCGGTCGATCCCGCGAACATCGACGCGACCATCGCGCAAGGCTGGAAAGTCAGCACGTGCAAGGCGATGATCTACCGGACGATCACCGCGTGCCAGACGTGCGAGAAAGAATTGGCCGCGGCAAGCGCGATCGTGCTTCTCGCGCACGGCGGCACGCACGAAGCGGCAGAGATGCTCGCGAAGCTGCGCGACGACGTGCTCGTCGATCGCCACGAGTACGATCGCCTCAAAGAGCCCAAGGCCGCGATCGACACGCTTCGGATGCAGCTCGCGGAGAAACGCAACGAGAACGCGCGGCTGGAACTCGAGATCGGCCGGTTGCGGTTCGAGCTCCGGGTATTGCGGACGACGACGATCGATCCCGCCATCTCGGACGAGCCGATCGTCGAGCGCGTCAACGAGTGTGCCGTCTGATGGGCGTTGATATTTCCGCCCGGCAGATGCAGCGCCTCGAACGGGCGGTCCGCAACGCCAAGACCCTCCTGATCTATTCGAGCAGCTACGGCGCGACGTCGCTCGTCGCCGACACGTCGGGCGAACGCGACCTGATCTGCGTTCTCTCGCGGAGCGCAGACTGATGAGCGCGGCATCGTGGTATCGCCTCGTCGGCTCTGTCTCGACGATCGCGCACTTTGCGACGGACCGCACGACCGGAGCCGCCGGCACTTATCTCGGATTTGCGTGCGGCCGCACGTACTCGGTCGCCGAAGTGACGTCCGCGTCGCCCGTGCGATCCCAGCGCCTATGCGCGACGTGCAACCACGCGCTCGAAGCGAACGGCGCGGAGATGCGCGAGCGCGCGGCGACGGCGACCTATCCGGCGGTGTATCCGTAATGGCGGTCGATATCGTCGTCGACCCCGGATCATTCGATCTGCCGACCGTCGCAATCTATGTCGATCGCGAGTTCGACGTATCGGTGCCGATCGCGCAGATGGATAGCGTCAAGCTCGCGTACATGCGTGAAACGACGGAATCCCTTTGGGCGCGTGCTCAGGCGCTGCATCTCGCGGCGACGACCGCGATGGATATTCGCGAGTACGAGCTGAGCGCGCACCCCTCACTCTTCGAATTGATGGAGGCTGCGTGATGGGCGCTCCCGATAACGACACGCTGGTCACGCTTTTCGGCGTGTGGCTCATGATCTCGATCGCGGGCCTCGCGATCGCACACATCCTCGATTGGAGATCGCGATGATGAAAGATGCCCCGATCAACGCGCTGATGAGAGCCGTTGAGGTGCTTGAGGAGCAAGAGCGCACGCTACTCGCCAGCACGCATTTAGACGTGTACGAGAAGCCGAAGAACCCCTATCACCGCTCGTCGTTATTCCAGATTCAGACTGACGCCGCGAGTATTCGTAAGCTCGCACAGACGCTCTGCGAGCACCCGTATGACTACTACAACCCGGAGCTCGCGGACGACGGCGAAGGCGAACCCCGCAAGGCGTCGTGCGAAGCGTGCGGCCGTGTTTGGCCGCTCGGCTCCGAACGCGACGATGAGAAGATGGGGGTCGCGCAACGATGATCGACGCGACGAACGTGACGACGGCGTACGAGCCCGAGAACCCCGACGAACTTCTCGCGCAGCTACTCGGCGAGAAGACGTCCGACGTCGATGAATTCCTGACGCCGGAAACCCGTGCACGCGCGGCCGTCTGGACGCTCCCGCGCATCTACGACGCCGCGACCGAGATCGCCGAGCGCGACGGTACGCAGCCGACCTTGCCCGCCGGGTTTGCGCTCGCGATCGCGTCGCTCTCGGCCGATCGTCTCGCGACGCTGTACGCGATGACGCAGTCCGAGATCGACGACACGACCGGCAGGCTGTATTGGGCGCGCGACGTCTTGAAGCGCGCTCTCGAAGCGAAGATGGTCGAGCGCCGCAAAGAGCGCGGGCCCGATGATCACGGCCCGATCGCGATCCCGCACGAGACGCTCCTCATCGAGAACAAGGTCGACTTCGAGCCGTACGTGTTCGACGTCGATCAGATCTTCGAGGGATTGCGCGGGCTGCCGGACGACGAGATCGCGGCGCTGCTGCGCATCGAGCCGGAGCGCGTCGAGTACGTGCACGGGCTTGATCGCACGCAGATTGCGGCGCTCATGGCCGTCATCGCGGATTACCGGCGCGAGCGCGATGACTCGCCGATCGCAGAGGCGCTCGAAACGCTGCTCGATCGGCGCATCGTGCCGGGCTCGATGGCCGTGCGGAACACGGCGACGCTCTTGGCGTGGCTGCGGCGCAACGCGGGCAGCGAGCGGGCGAAGATCGTCGCGATGGGCGTGCGGCGGAACATCGTGGGATCGACCACGACGATTCGGCCGAAGACGATCACGAAGCGGGTCGACCCGATCGTGCCGCAGCCGGCGATCGCGACCACCGAGGTGGCGTCATGATCCGCGAAGGGGTCGCTTCCTCGAACATCGCGGCCGTCGGCTACGATGCCGATGCTCGACTTCTTGAGATTGAATTTCGTCCGAATAAGAACGGCGTATCCGTCGTTTGGCAATACGCAGACGTGCCGGCCGACGTCTATGCAGACTTTCGAGCTTCGGCATCGCTCGGTCACGCGTTCGCCGCGATCAAGGCGGCGTATCCTGGCCGCAAGGTCGCGACGATTACCGAGGTGTTTTGCCGATGACGACACCGCCGATCCGCATCGTCACGTGCCCCGTCTGCGCGAAGCGATTCACAAATCTCGATTGGATCTACATCGAGAAGTCGCTCGCGGAGCATCTCGCGCACAAGCACCCGGCGTTCGACGCCACGGCGATCCCGCATCGGAGCGCATCATGAGAACGCCTGCCGTACGATCGACCGCGTTCGATGCGATCCCGCCGGGCGTATTCGTCATCAAGATCACCGACCGTCCGAGCGACGTCGAAGCGATCACGCGTCGACATTTCGACTCCCTCGTCGAGCTCTTTATGCGGCAAGGCTTTTGTGCCGCGCAATCGCCGCAAAGTCGCGCCTGCAATCGATTCGCGGGCCACGACGGCGCCGAACATTGGGCCGAATCGCCGCAGTGGACGATCGTCGAGCTTTGGACGGGCGGCGAGCTCGTCGACGAGGCGGTCGCGTCATGAGGTCCGCCGACTATTCGCCGTCCGACGATCGCGCGTGGCGCGAGGCGCAGGACGAGTGGGTCGCCTCCGAGGGGTGGCTGCATCCCGATCCGGACCTCGACGCCGGCGATCGCGAGTTCATCGCGCGGCTCTTCGCTTTCGGCTGCGGCGTGCTCGTGACGGTCGCGATCATCGGGGCCGCTGTTTATTTCAGATTTCACGGAGCATAGCAGTGCCGTTATCTGCGACTCTCGCAAACGATCCTGCGATCCGTGCGCTTTCACTCAAGCCCTACCGCGTCGAGGAAGGGCGTTATCAAATTGTCGGTCGTCTTGGCACCTACGATCTGACGATCAATTCTCGCGGTGCCTCATGTACCTGCATTGCCGCATCATCGGGCAAACGATGCGCCCATTCCATCGCGGCCATTCGTCAGTATATCGCTGACAGGAGAGCACAAATGAAACTGACCACCACGCGGCCCGAATCGAACGAATCCTACGATCGCCAGCAACCCGTCCGCCTCAAACAGCGCGGCATCTACGGCGGTCTCTTCAAGCGTTATTCGATGCCCAAGCAATACACGAAGTTTCAATCCACCGAAATGGAAGAGAAGTTTTTCGTCACGTTTCTCATCACGCATGACGCCGGAGCTCGCCCGTTACCACGTGCCACTGAAGCGTTTTGTGGCGTCCGGACGAAGCGTTTTTACGACGGATCAAAAGACCTCGCGACTACGATGGTTCGCCTCTACGCGGCGCTCCTCAACGGCAAGATGAAGGTCGAAGACATCGCAAGCTGCGACGACGATGACCTTCCCGATCTTGACGATCTCATCGGCTACCCGGCCATGCTTTTCGTCAAACCGGCCGTAAAACCCGATCGCGACGGCATCTTCGCGAATCAAATCGACACGCAAGCCGGCGGATTTCAGCCGGCCGACATGGCGATGCGCAAAGCCGCGAAGCTCATTTACGACAAAGCGGAATTTAAATACGACAAGAACGGGCTTCGGTTTCTCGCGTCTCCCGAAACGCAGTATGAATCGCCCGGCGATAACGGCTCGATCGAAGACACGGAGCCGGAATACGACGACGCCGACGATACGATCCCGTTCTGACGATGCACGATTCCGATACCGAGCATCAACTGCTTGAAGAGGACATCGCGAAGGACATCATCGCGACCCAGGCTCGGCTCGATGAACTCGAGTCGGGCCTTCCCCTGCTCATTCAACGCCAGAGCAATGCGAAGCGCGATCTCGACGTCCAGAAATCGCAGATCAAATACCTCCGTGAGCGCATCCGCGGACGTCAGTCCGTGCTGCGATCGCTGCGACCGTAGCCCGAAAGGTTTCATGGCCCGTAAACGTACGATCGATCCCGACCTCTGGACGGACGCGAAGGTGACGCAACTCAGCGTGCCGGCGCGGCTTCTGTACATCGGTCTGATCTCGATCGCTGACGACGAGGGCCGCTTCGAGTGGAACGCGGTTCAGATCCGAAACCGGGTGCTGCCCGATGGCGCGAGCGCGGCCGATATCGGGGCGTGGCTCGCCGAAATCGAGGCCCAAGAACTGGTCGGCGTCTACGCCGTCGACGGGAAATCGTACGGTTACCATCCGGCATGGCACCGGCATCAGTCGACGAGCAAACCCAACGAGTCGAAATTTCCGGACCCGCCGGGCACGTCGAGACGGTACGTCCGCAACGGCCGCGACGTTATCGACATGCGAAAAAACGCTAAGTCTCTCTCGTCAAATTCCGGGAGCACTCCGGGAGTAGTACAGGAGTACTCCGGGAGTCCCCCGGGGGACTCCGGGAGTATTCCAGGAGCACTCCAGGAGCACTCCGGGAGTCCCCCGTGTATATCGGATTCGGATTCGGATACGGATTCGGATACCCCCAAACCCCCAAGGGGGCCGGGGGCTGAGTCGCAACGGATACCTCGCCCCCTCACGGAGCCGTTCGGTTTCGCCGATTGGTTCTTCGCGGAGTCGTTCGCTCTCGGGCTCATCGGCTTTCACGAGCCGGATCGTCGTGATGCCTGGGTAACTCGCGAGCTGCGCGCCGCGTCGACGCTTTTGCAAAACGGCGTCGACGAGTGCCAGACACGCGGCCGACGCTATCTCCTCGCGCTCAAGAGCGGCGAACTTACCAAGTCGGCACCAACCGTTCGCGGTCTACTCGCGTCGTGGGACTTTGGGTGCGTGCGGACCGAGACGAAAAAACGGCCGTTCGCCGTCGTGCCCGCGATCGGCACGATTCGGGCCGAGGATCGCGACGGTGGCTGGAAAGCACGCCGTGAGGCCGCGGCCGCCACGACAGGGGGCGACACGTGAGCGACTTCGACCGCATTCCGCCCGCGAATCTCGAGTGCGAGATGGGCCTACTCGGCGCGATGATGTCGAGTCCGGAGTTCGTTGCGATTGCGGAGCCGATCGTCGGCGCGAAAGATTTCTACGCTCCGGCGCACGAGTGGCTTGCGGGTGCGATTTTTCGACTCGTCGCCGCCGGCAAGCCGGTCGACATGATCAGCGTCGCCGAGGATCTGCGCGGCCGTCCGAATTTCGATCGGTTCGGCGGCATGGCGTATCTTGCGAGCTGCACGAATAGTGTGTCGATCGCGACCGAATCGACGGTCCGGTATTACGCAGAGATTGTCGCCGAGAAAGCTCAGCTTCGGCGTTTGATCGCCGCAGGCAGCGCGATCGCAGAGCAAGGTTTTCACGGCGAGTCGGACGTCGAAGCCGCGATCGCATCAGCCGAGGATGCGCTGCGCAACGCGATTTCTCAGACGCGTGCGACTACTGGTGGAACGACCATGATGTCCGCAATGCGGGATGTGTTTAGCGAGATCGAACGCGCGACCGCCGGTGAGCAAAAGATCAAGGCGCTGCGCACACCCTGGAAGGCCGTGAACGACATGACCGGCGGGTTCTTTCCCGGCGAACTCGTCGTGATCGCAAGCGCGCCCGCACAGGGTAAGACGGCGATGGTTCTCAACCTCGCGGATTACGTGGCGTCGCTTGGGCAAGGTGTCGTTGCGTTCTTCACGCTCGAGATGAGCAAGCGCGCGATGTCGCAGCGATGGCTCGCGATGCATTCGGGCGTGTCGGCGCGCACGCAGCGTCTCGGCTATGTCCGCGACGATCAGTGGGAGCATATTTCGCTCGCCATCTCTCGGATCGCACAACGCGGCGTGCGGCTCTTTGGACGCGAGTGCGCGAGCGTCGACAAGATCCGGCGTGAGGTCGCGGCGCTATCTCGCGAGCAGCACGTGTGCGCGGTGATCATCGACCACGTGAATTTTCTCTCTGATGCCGATGCCGGCAGCGATCGCGCGACCAAGCACGAGCGTCTCGATCGCACGTACCGGAAGCTATTGTCGCTCGGCGATGATTTCCAGACGGTGACGTTCGCCGTGCAGCACATGAATCGCCAGGGCATGAACGGCCGGCCGACGCTTTCGAATATCCGTGACGGCGGAAACCCCGAAGGGCACGCGCACGCGATCATTTTCCCGTACCGTCCCGATCCGGCCAGTGACGATCCCGCAACGCGATGTGTCGGCGAGTTCATCGTTGCCAAAGCGCGCGACGGCGAGGAGGGCATCGTGCCGATGCATTTCGAGGGCTGGCGTCACCTTTGGCGCCAGAGCGAAAACGACCGGCCGTGGTTTGAATACGAAGGTGTCGCATGAGCATGGCGCCGAGCAAAGCACGCGCGGAACGGTTACGCCGTGAACGTCGCGCGAAAGCGATCCTCGAACGCGCTGCGGCCGCGTGTGCGTATCGTTGCGAAGAATCCGGATGCGCAGCCAGCTATCCGACGCCGAACGGGCTCGGCCAGCATCTTCGCCGCGTCCACGGCATTCTCGGGATGCGCCACCGTGAGGCGGACATACAGGCGGCGGTCGATCGGGCGCGATCGTTTGCGGTACGCGGCGGCAACATCGACTCCGAGCGTCTGTGGGCGATCATCGGCGCGAATCTCTTCGGCTCGAAACGCGGTGCGGCGTGATCGGCTGCACGTTCTGCACGCGGCGCGCGAAGCGCCGCTGCCCGGTTTGCGCGCACGATCTGTGCGCGAACCATTCCAAGATGCTCTCGACGCTGAACCCGCAGCAGAAAAGCGGGCAGCACCGATGCGCGGGATGCGCGACCGTTTCTGATATTCGCGAGTGGCTACCGCTCGCAGAAAGCACGACGACTCCATGAACTGTAAAGCCTGCGGCGAGGGACCGTTCAACGGTCCGCAAGCCGTCGCGAAACATCGCCTCGCCGCGCACGCCGAGCTCGTGAAGCGCGAGAAACTCCGCAAAAAACGCGAGCGTTCTGGCGCGCGGCTCTCT